CCCGCGGGGGACGGCTTCATCCCACGGAGACCTCAGCTCATGAACACTCGCCACGCCCTCGCCGCCATATGCGCCGCCGCCGTACTCGCCCTCACCGCCTGCACGTCGGCCGGGAGCAGCGACCCCACCCCGACCCCCAAGCCCGCAGCCATCGACACCACACCCGCCCCCGACCCGGCCCCCGACTCCGAGGACATGACGCAAACCATCGTCGACCTCAGCTGGGACCAGCAGACCGAAGCCGACAAAGACGCCATGTGCACGGGCATCGCCGCCTTCGGCAACGACTGGGCTGCCGAGCAGATGCAGATCGGCGCCGGCGACAACACCGGAATCGACTGGGACAAGGCCGCGCAGCTCGTCGAAGCGAAGTGCGCACAGCGCTGACCCCGCCACCCCCCGTACGCCACCCGGGAGCCACCGTGAAGACCCGCACCATCCAGCGGACCCGCCTCGTCCCCCACACCGTCAACGGCAAGACCGAGATGGTCCTCGACCGCTACACCGTCGACATCCCCGTCCCGCCCCGCGACTGGGACCGCACCGTCCTCACCGCGGTCACCGCCGCCGCCGGGCTGCTCGTCTCCGTCACCGTCGTCTGGTCCACCGCCTCGATCGGCGACCTCCTCGCCCGCGTCACCATCGCCCCCGCCGCCTACGCCGCGGCGGTCGCCTTCGACCTCGCATGGATCCTGTGCATGGCCGTCGAGTGGCTGTCCCGCTACGACCCCGCCCGCGCGAGCCTGCCCCGCCGGATGGGGCACGGCGCGCTCGCCATCGCGATGGTCGCCGTTGGCGCGCACGGCTGGCTTGCCGGGCAGGTCGCCATCGGCGCGATCGGCGCCGTCGTCTCCGGGATCGTCAAGACCCTGTGGACCGTCGTCCTCCGCCACCACGCGAAGCCCCTCGACGACAAGACGCAGCAGTGGGTCGACAAGCAGCGCGCCGAGGCCGGCGGGGAGCTCGCCATGGTCGCGATCAACCGCGAACTGACCCGCGCGCGAAGCCTGGTGGCAGCCGAGGAGCAGGCGCTCCGGACCGGTCCGGACGCCGATCCGGACGAGTCCGGACAGTCCGCGGACGATCCGGATCCGAATCCGCAGCCCGAGCTCACCGGGCCTATGACCGTGAAGGACGCGGTCCAGACCGCCAAGGATTCCGGAATCCGCGAGCCGGACGCGGTCCTTCGCTACGTCCACCAGGTTGCCGACGCCAACGCCAAGGCGGAGACCGTGGCGCGCTACCTCCGGGGGGCGTGATGGCCACCTGGTTGATCGTCTGGGCCCTCAGCGCATTCCTCGCAGCCGCCGGGCTGCACGCCATCGCACCCCGCACCTACCGCGCCGAGCACCTCAGCTCCGCCGCCCGCACCGTCGCCGTCATCGCCATTGCCGTGGCCTACGTCGCGGCCGTCTGGAGCCACTGAAATGCCGTACACGATGATCAGCCTGGGTGGTGTCGCCGTCGGCGTCGGCATCGTCCTCATGTACCTCATCCGCTGGTGGTTCAAGGAAAAGCGCCAGTGGACTGCGCTGGTGCCGTTTGTCCTGGCCCACGTCTACGGCCTGCTCGCTGCGCTTGCCACGTTCGGTGCAGCGTCCCTGCTCGGCATCGTGACGTGGGCCGTGATCTGGGCCGCCAACGGCGCGGGCTACCTCGGCCTCGTGTGGGGCGTCGGCGGCAACGACCGGGACGTGACGCGCGGAACCCCCGTAGCACTCACCGACGGCGGGTTCGTGGTCGTGTTCCTGTTCACGCTGGTGTTCATCGCCCTGATCAAGTGGGCGCCGCGCGTGCCGAACGGGAAGTTGGTGGCGGGTGCCTTTTCCGGGATTTGCTTGGCCCTGTCTGGGGGCGTAGCGGGGGTGGCCGCGGTGCCGCTCGGCAGCGCCGTGAACATGCTGGGATCCGGGTTCACGGGCGCGTTCGGATGAGCGACGCAGAGGAGCCGGAGGTGGAGGTCGACGCCGCCGAAGAGCCGGGGGAGTCGGCTGGAATGAGCGAGCGCACGGCGAAAATCGTGCTCCTCACCGTCGGCCTCCTGGCGATGTGGGGGATCGTCGCCGTGCTCCCGGAGACCGCGTATTTCGTGGCCGGGATCATGGCCTGCCGAGGCTGGCAGAAGGCCCGAGGATGGATCGGCCGGCGCGGCGAGGACGAGGCCAGTGATCCTGAGCTGGAGGCCGACGAGACGGTGGCTCGTGCCGCCGAGACGTGGCGCGTGCCGACGTTCCACGAGCTGTGCGAGTCCCTCGCCCGCGTGGGTACGCCGCACGCGCACATCGCTGTCCTCGCCCACGATTTGGGCACGACGCCCGAGCGGGTGCGTGAGGCGCTCGACGCGTGCGGCGTCCAGGTGGAAGCCGTACGTATGCAGGGCAGGGGCTCATCCACGGGCGTGAAGGGCGATGCTCTCCCCACTCCCCGATCATCCCTGGGGGGTGTTGTTGGTGCAGGTCAGCCCGGCAACAACGACAACAACAACAGCTCAGCGACAGCCCCGGAGAAGGGGTTGCGTGTAGAGCCCATCGGCCAGGCCGGTTCCCTCATCCGAAACCCCGCCGATGCCGTGCGCCACCACCAGATCAGGAAGCAAGGGGGCGCGATGAGACAGCAGACCACCGAAGCGACCTTGGTCATCGGCGACTCCAACTCCTACTGCGCGCGCTGCAAGGTGCCAGCGTTCTGGGAGGACACCCACCACAGTCGTGCGGCCGGAGGAAGTCAGAGCCAGCCCTGTGGCGCCCGCTTCACCGCGATGCGCCACGCCGACGGCCGCGGCAAGGAGCACATCCTCCGCACAATGCGCCCGGACCTGCCCATCGCCTGACCCTCAAGCCCCCGGCCCCGCCGTGAACCCTCCCGCGGCGGGGCCTTCGTGCGTCATCCTGAGCCCATGCCCGCTGCCCTCCGCTTCACCGGCGAAGACAAAGACCTGACCCTCGACGAGCTCGCCAAGTTCGTGGACGCAGCCCGGAAGGCCGGCGTCCCCGGGGACAACGTGATCCGTGCGGAGCTGTCGACGAGCGGCAAGATCAAGGAAGTTGAGATTGCGTTTGCTGAGGACGAGGACTGACCGCGCCCTGCCTCCCCGGCAGCCAGGCCCCGCCGCACCCCCCCGCGGCGGGGCCTTCGCGTGATCATCTGTAGTACTGGTCCGTGTACTCCGGGCCGCCCGGCTCGTCCTCGCACCCCTGGTCGTGATCCGGTGTGCCGCCGTGGCTGATGACGAACGAATACCCCTGGGGCAGGGTGCAGCCCTTGTCTGCCCACGAATTGGCCATCATCGTCCAGACGATGAGGAGGACGACGGCGGCGATGGTTTTCTGCATGCGGGTGGGGCGCCAGCTGCGGGCGGCTGTGGTGTCTGACATGCGCGTGATTGTGGCGTGGCGTGTGCGGGGCGTGAAGGCGTGTGACGGAGTCGTGACGTGATGAGGCCCCGCTCCGGGAGTGTCCGGGCGGGGCCTCCGTCATGCGGTGGGTCAGCGGGCTGAGTGCCAGGGGTCCGCGAGATAGCGCGTCTTGGCCTCCGCGTGAGCGCCGTTCGCCGGGTAGGCGATCCGGGTATTGCACGGCGAGCACAGTAGCCCGCGCACGCCACCGGAGTTGGGGGCGAAGCCGTACTCGTAGTCGTGGTCGATGACCAGGTAGCCGTGGCTGGTCTCGGCACCGGGGACGCGACAGATCTCGCAGCATCCGTCAGACCGCAGCAACAGGGCGGCGTACTCGGTGCAGCTCATGCCGTACTTCCGGTGGCGGTGGGGACAGACGCGGTGTGCGTCGTCACCCACGCACAGGACTTCTGGTCTGGTGTTCCGGGCCCACGCCCGGGTGGTCATGAGGGCTTGACCTTCCCGTCGCGGATGCGGGCGACGTACTCGCGGGTGAGGCCAGTGGCTTTGACGACGGCGGTCAGACGGCCCCGAACTTGCTGTCCGCCGTGCTTCTCGGGGAAGACCTCGGGGATCGCCTCGAAGATCCATGCCTTGTCGTCGGCCATGCGCTGGGTGCGCTTGGCCATCTCGGCGATCTTCTCTTCGTCGGTCATGGGTGTGTCCATGCCCTCAGTATGCCATCCCTGTAGGCGAACTCAATGTGCCAACTGACTTGACATGAGAACTGAGTAGGCATACCTTGTAGTCATCACCACGAACGAGGGGGCCACCGATGAGGCACACCAAGAACGAGACCAGCACCACCACCCTCACCCGCCTCATCAAAGCCCTCGACAAGCAGCACCCCGTCACCATCACGTACCTGAAGGAAGAGAAGGACGACGCCGGCAAGAAGACCGGCCGCCTCGTCGAGACCGTCCGCACCGTCGAGATCTACGACTTCTACGTCAGCGCCGCCGGCGACATCCTCGCCAAGGCCATGGACCGCGAGACCGGCGAGCACCGCGACTTCCGCATCGACCGCCTCATCTCCTACACCATCCACCGCACCGCCTACCTCGTGGCCCGCCCGGCCCCCGCCGAGACGAAGAGCCGCCCCGCCCACGGCCTCGCCACCGTGACCGTGCTCTACCCGGTCGACGTCCCGATCGCCCGCCGCGTCCAGCTCCTCGCCGACGCACTCGCCGCCTGAACCGAAGGAGCCCACCATGCGCGACCTCAACCTCAACGAAACCAAGCAGTACGACACCGACCTCTCCACCGACGGCGGACTCACCTGGGTAGCAGGCCCCTCTGGCAACTGCTCTGGCGCCGTCGAGGCGAGGGTTGCCTCCGCCGACCGGGATGGGCGCTTCGTGAGCGTCGACGGCGAGGTCGTCATCACCAGCGACGGATACTCCCTGCTGCGCTGGACCCCGCGCTCGTAACCTGCCCGCCCACCCGCCAGACCCCGCCGCACAGCAGAGGGCCCGATCCCCGGTCTCGCCACCGCCCCGGGAATCGGGCCCTCTCGCGTGCACCACCGTCCACCAGTTGCACACCCTCGTTACCATCAGACCATGGATACCGGTAACGAGCCACCCGTACCGGCCGAGCCCGAGCCCCAGCAGCCCGCCGGCCACACCACCGGCAACGGTCAAGCCAGGGCCCGCGACGGGATGAACCGCTTCACCCGCACCGCCGAGAACGCGAAACGCGACGCCCAAGCCGCCCAACTCCGCGCCGAGGGCTGGACCCTTACCGCGATCGCCGAGGAGCTCGGGTACTACGACAAGAGCACCGCGCGCAAGGCCATCCGCGGAGTCCTCCGCGAGATCGTCCGCGAGCCAGCCGAAAAGCTGATCGCCCACGAAGCTGAACGCCTCGACACCCTGTACGAGGAAGCCCTCGAAGTCCTCCTCCGCGACCACCTCACCGTCTCCCACGGCAAGGTCATCAAGGACGACGACGGGAACCCCCTCCTCGACGACGGAGTGAAACTCGCCGCGATCGACCGCCTCGTCAAGGTCCGCGAGTCGTACCGCAAACTCCTCGGCCTCGACGCGCCCTCCCGCGTAAGCGTCGACGCGCAGCAGCTCGGCGACGAGATCAGCGCCCTCCTCGACCGCGGCACCGCCAGTGACGACGCCAGCAGCTGACATCGAGCGGATCCGCTCCCAAGTCGGCCAGCTCGTGCGCGCAGGCGACACCCGCCAGTTGAAGATGCTCCGCGACCAGCTGCAGACCCTCGTCGACCGCAACGCCCTCGCCGGCCGGACCGCGAAGTACGGGGCGCACCCGGTCCGCTGGGTGGAGGAACGCCTTAATCAGACGGTGTGGTCGAAACAGCGGGAGATCCTCAACGCGGTCCGCGACCACCGTCGTGTCGCCGTCCGCTCCGGTCACGGTGTGGGGAAGTCGTGGACGGCCGCACTTATCGCGTGCTGGTGGCTCGACACGCATCCGCCCGGTGAGGCCTTCGTGGTGTCCACCGCGCCGACGTTCTCGCAGGTGCGGGCGATCCTGTGGCGGTACATCCGCAAGCACCACCGCGCCGGACAGCTCGCGGGCCGGGTCAACCAGACCGAGTGGCTCATCGACGACGAACTCGTCGGCTACGGCCGGAAACCGGCAGACACCGACACGGACGGCTTCCAGGGCATCCACGCCCGCTATGTCTTGGTCGTGTTGGACGAGGCGTGCGGCATCCCGGAGCAGCTGTGGACCGCGGCCGACGCGCTCGCGACCGGCCCGGACTGTCGGATCGTCGCGATCGGCAACCCGGACAACCCCGCCTCCCACTTCAGGCGGGTGTGCACGCCCGGGTCGGGCTGGCATCAGATGGCGATCAGCGCCTTCGACTCCCCGAACCTGACCGGCGAGGACGTGCCGCACGAGATGTCCGCGGCGCTGGTGGGCCGGGAGTGGGTGGAAGAGAAGGCGAGGGAGTGGGGCGAGGAGAACCCCGTCTACCGCTCCAAAGTCTTGGGCGAGTTCTCCGAGGACGGCCCCAACCAGGTCGTCCGCGGCTCCGACATCGCCCGCTGCCGCCTCCCGTGGGACACCCGCCCGCCCGCCGACAAGTTCCTGCCCGTCGAACTCGGCGTCGACGTCGGCGGCGGCGGAGACGAGACAGTCATCCGGGAGCGCCGCGGGTTCCAGGCCGGCAGAGAGTGGCGCGCACACACGGACCGGCCCGAGCAGATCGCCCCGCTCGTGTTGCAGGCGATCCGCGAGTCCGAGGCGACCGCGGTGAAGGTCGACAGCATCGGCATCGGGTTCGGTGTGATCGGCGAGCTGCGGAACGCGGCGAACCGGGGCGAGCACAATGCGCGGGTCGTCGGCGTGAACGTGGCCGAGTCCGCGTCACAGAAGGACAAGTTCATCAACCTTCGAGCCGAACTCTGGTGGGAGCTCGGCCGGGGCCTGTCAGAGTCGGGCGGCTGGCATCTGGCCGCGATGGACAACGCGGATACGACAGTGGCGCAGTTGCTGGAGCCGCGGTGGGACGTGGATCCGAAGGGGCGGATCCGGGTGGAGCCGAAGGACGAGATCAGGAAGCGGCTCGGCCGGTCGCCGGATAACGCGGATGCGTTGCTCCTGGCGTTCTATGCCGCGGGCCGAACACGAGTGAGGTGGCTGTGATGTGCAGCAATGTGCCGATGGTGCGCGCGGGTGACGTGCTGCTCGTCTGCTTCGAGGAGCAGGCGAGCGATGCGGACGCGCAGCGTTTCACGGAGCAGGTGCAGGAGGCGTTGCCTGGGGTGAAGGTCGCGCTCATGGAGGGCGTGACGGGGCTGGCTGTGTTCCGGCCTGAGACCTCCGACGATCAGCCCGTAGAGAACTGAGGTGGCCGCAATGAGGAAGCTCCGCGTGAACCCCAAGAAGCTGAAAGATTTGCGGCCAGCGTCCATGTTGACAGGAGGATTTACACTCATCACAGCAGGATGCTGGAATATCTTCGGTACCGGGGTTGGTCTCATCTCCGGAGGAGTCCTCACCTGCGTCCTGCAATGGGTGCTCGACAGCGACTGACGTGAGGGAGGTGCCGAGTGGGAAGAACCCTCTTCGGCTCCCTCGCCAACGCTTTGCGTGCCCGCCCCACCAGCACCCCCGTCCCCTTCGCTTCCCGCCACGCCTCCTACGGACACGGCCTCTTCGGCTCCAACCGCGGAACCACCGCCGAGCTCAACAGCATGGGCTCCGTCTCCACCCTCTTCGCCATCGTCAACCGCACCGCCAAAGCCGAAGCCGGCGTCGAGTGGAAGCTGTACCGCAAGGCCAAGTCGGGGAAGAAGGAAGACCGCGTCCAGGTCACCTCGCACGCCGCGCTCGACCTGTGGGACAAGCCGAACGACCACTACACCCAGAGCGTGTTCGTGGAAGCCGTGGCGCAGCACAAGCAGCTCACGGGCGAGCAGTGGTGGGTCATCGCCCGCAACGAGCGCTCCACGATTCCTCTGGAGCTGTGGCCGGTACGCCCGGACCGGATGACACCAGTCCCGGACCCGGAGACGTTCCTGTCCGGGTACATGTACACGGGCCCCGACGGGCAGCAGGTCGCGTTGCGGAAAGAGGACGTCGTCTTCATCCGCACCCCGCACCCGGAGGACCCGTACCGCGGCATCGGCCCCGTGCAGGCCCTGCTCACCGACCTCGACGCGATGCGCTACAGCGCGGAGTGGAACCGGAACTTCTTCCTCAACAGCGCTGAGCCGGGCGGGATCATCGAGGTCCCAAACGGGCTGTCCGACGGCGAGTTCAACGAGCTCCGCGACCGGTGGAACGAGCAGCACAAAGGCGTCGCCAACGCCCACCGCGTCGCGATCCTCGAACACGGGCAGTGGAAAGACCGCAAGTTCAGCCAGCGGGACATGCAGTTCGTGGAACTCCGCGACGTCGGCCGCGAGGTGATCCGGGAGGCGTTCGGGTTCCCGAAGCCGATGCTCGGCAGCACCGACGACGTCAACCGGGCCAACGGCGAGTCCGGGGAGCGCATGTTCGCCCGCTGGCTCATCGTCCCGGACCTCGAAGCGATGAAAGACGCGCTGAACAACCAGCTGCTGCCGCTGTACGGGCCGACCGCAGAGGGCCTGGAGTTCGACTACGTCAACCCGGTCCCCGAGGACGTCGACAAGGACGCGATCCAACTGACGGCGCGCTCGAACGCTGCCGCGGCGCTGGTGCAGGCCGGGTTCGACCCTGCGGGCACCCTGTCTGCGGTTGGCCTCCCCGACATCGCGTTCGCACCGCCTGCTGCTGCGCCGGTCCCGGCCGGCCCCGCCCCGGCGGCGCTGCTCCACCGTCCGCTGGCGGCGCTCCCCGCGGCCCGGACCGAGTGGGACATCGCGGTGGCGCAACTCCTCAACACCCAAGACACGAGCGCCCTCGACCAGGTCCGCGCCGACCACGACGACGCCCTCTCACAGCTCCTCGACCGGTGGATCCCCATCGAAGACAGGTGGATCAACGCCCTCGGCGACCAGATCCGTACCGCCGTCGACGATGACGACACCGCAGCCCTTGCCTCCCTCACCGTCGACAGCGGCCACGCGGCCGATGTCCTGCGGGAGGCACTCGGCGGGATGGCGAACCGCGCGGCCGGCCGGATGGTTGATGAGGCGGCGGCGCAGGGCGTCACCGTGGTCGCGCCGGAGTTGGACGAGGCAGTGACGAACCGGATGGATGTCGGGTCGCTGCGGGCTGTGTTCGGGTCTGAGCTGGTGGGGATCGCTGCGGCGACGGCTGGGCTCCTCGGGTCCGGGCTGGCGTCGACTGCGGGACGTGAGGCGCTGCGGCTGCTCACTCCTGGCGCGGACGGCGCGGGCGTGGCACGCCAGGTGAAGACTTTCCTGCGGGGCCTGTCGAACCGTTTGAAGCTCGATCAGCTGGGTGGGGCGCTGCACCGGGCCACGAATGCGGGCCGGGTGGCGACGCTGGAGGCCGCTCCGGTTGCCACGTACACGGCCAGCGAGGTCAACGACGCGAACCGGTGCGCGCCCTGTACGGAGATCGACGGTACTCAGTTCGCCGACTTGGACGCGGTGCGTGCCGCGTACGGCGCCGGTCCGTATCGGCTGTGCCTGGGCGGGATTCGCTGCCGCGGGACTGTCGTGGCGACGTGGGACACGACGGGAGATAACGAATGAGCCGGATGCCGGGCCTCGTGCTGCCCGCGAACCTCACCAGCTTCGTGGCTAAGCAGCGTGAGCAGGCCGACAAGCTCCGCAAGGAGCACGGTATCGAGGCGCAGTCCTGGTACCGCATCACGAACGCCACGTCTGCGGACGAGGCCGAGATCCTGCTGTACGACGAGATCGGCGGCTGGTACGGCGCGACTGCCGATGAGTTCATTGAGGACCTGCGCGCGGTCACCTCCCCGAACCTCCGCGTCCGCGTCAACAGCCCTGGCGGGTCGGTGTTCGAGGGCATCGCCATCGCCAACGCCCTACGAAGCCACCCTGCGATCGTGACGATCCAGATCGACGGGATCGCCGCGTCGATCGCCTCGGTCATCGCCATGGCTGGGGACCGCGTCGAGATGGCCCCGAACACCATGCTCATGATCCACGAGGCGAGTGGCCTGTGCATGGGCGACGCCGCCGAGATGGAGGAGATGGCGGTGCTCCTCGGCCTCATCTCCGACAACATCGCCGACGCCTACGCGGCGAAGGCGGGCGGCACCCGGGAGCAGTGGCGTGAGGCCATGCGCGCCGAGACCTGGTACCTCCCGAACGACGCGGTCACGGCCGGCCTCGCGGACGAGGCGATCCAGATGCCGAAGCGCGGTGAGCCGGTGCCCGAGCCTGAGCCGGGTGAGGACGAGCCGATGCCGGTGATGCACCGGGAGTTCGACCTCACCGCGTACGGCTACAACGGCCCCAAGCAGGCTGAGACCACAGAGCCCGCAGCCGTCGAGCCGGATCCGCTACCGACACTGATCATCAACGTCGAGAATGCGCTCGGCGACGAGGAGATCGTCAAGAGGCTCCGCGAGATGGCAGCCGGATACACCTCGGAGCAGACGTCGGAGACGCCGCCCGAGATCCCGGAGCAGGCCCGTCTTGACGACGCGAAGAGCGCCGACAACGAGGCCGAGACGGAGTCGGCCGCAATCGTCGAACCCGAACCCGAGCCCGTGGACGAGTGGGCGGCCGCGGTCGCCCACCTCGTCCAGCCCAAGCCCGACCCGTGGGCCACACTCGTGGCCCGCTTCACCCACAGCACGTCGGCGGCCAGCTCGGCGACGCACGCAGCCTGAAGGAGGCAGCATGGCAACCCCTACGATTCCGAGCAACGCCGCCGAGCTGGCGGAAATGCTCGCCGACCCGGCCAAGGCGGGGTCCGTCGTTGAGTCCCCTGAGACTCTGACGAACTTCATCACCGAGTACGCCAACCGGCAGCAGGGTGAGGGCACGGACCTCAACCGGCAGATCGCCGAGGAGACGCAGCGGCAGTTCGCTGCGATGCTCCGCGACCACGGGGCTGACGCGTCCACCACGGACGCCGCGAACGCGATCAAGCGCCTCGACCTCGACCCGCAGGCCAAGCGCGGCGGGATGCTCACGTCGCACCGGCAGGGCACTGCGCACAACGCGGCGGCCCCGGGCGCGGCGGTGGACAAGCACTTCGCGAACGCCATCGAGTACGTGCAGAACATCTGGCACAAGAACCCGCGGGCGGACGCCGAGAAGCTCGGTGCGCTCCGCAACGCCGCGTCCTCGGTGTCGCCGGCGGACGGCGGGTTCCTCGTCCCTGAGACGCTCCGCTCTCAGCTGCTTCAGCTCGCGCTGGAGAAGGCCGCGGTCCGCCCGCTCGCCACGGTGGTTCCGATGGAGTCGGCTCGGGTTCCGTTCCCGATGATCGACACCACCACGAACGCGGGCAGCGTGTTCGGCGGGATGGTCGCCTACTGGGGCGAGGAAGGCGCAGCGCTCCAGGACTCGAACCCCAAGTTCGGCCGCGTCGAGCTCGACGCGAAGAAGCTCACCGGCCTCAGCGCCGTCCCGAACGAGCTGCTCCAGGACTCCATCGTCAGCTTCTCCGCGCTGATCGAGACGCTGTGGCCGACCGCGCTCGCGTTCGAGGAGGACAACAAGTTCCAGACGGGGTCGGGTACGGGCGAGCCCCTCGGGTTCCGCGGCGCCGGCAACCCGGCCGCGGTCGCCGTGGCCCGCACCACCACCAACCTGATCAAGTACCCGGACGTCGTCGCCATGTACGCCCGCATGCTGCCCTCGTCGCTCGGCAACGCGGTGTGGATGTGCTCCCCGGACGCGCTGCCGCAGCTGCTTCAGCTGTCCCTCAGCGTCGGCACCGGCGGCAACAGCGTGTTCGTCGTCAACGCGGCCGCCGGGATGCCGATGTCCATCTTCGGCCGCCCGCTGATCATCACCGAGAAGGGTGGCGTCCTCGGCTCCCGCGGTGACCTGGCATTCGTCGACCTCTCGTACTACCTGGTGGGCGACCGCCAGGTCATGACCGCCGACTCCAGCACGGACTACCAGTTCGGCAACGACAAGACGACGTTCCGCATCATCCAGCGCGTCGACGGCCGCCCGTGGATCCAGTCCGCGATCACCCCCGCCAACGGCAGCACGGCCACGCTGTCGCCCTTCGTCGAACTGGCCGCATAACCCCACGGCTGGCCGCGGCATTCACACCCCGCGGCCAGCCTCCACCCGACCCGGCAGTGTCGCCCCGGCGCGGCCCCCAGACGGAAGGAACACCCGATGTCACAGAAGGCACTCGGCAGGCTCATCAACACCACCCCCGCCGCAGACGGCGTGTGGATCGCCCTCAAGGGGGCCGCGGCAGGCGTCACTTTCAGCTGCTACCTCGCGGGCGCGGTCGGCGACGTCTACACGCTCCAGGAAGCCAAGGACAGCGCGGGCACCGGCGCGCAGAACCTCGCCATCATCACCGAGTACCACACCTGCACCGGCAACGGGTCGGACGCGTGGACCCGGCGGACGCAGGCGGCCGGCGCGACGGTGACCACGGCGGCCGCGGCCACGCAGAACGCGGCCGTGATCGAGGTCGAGGGCACGTCGCTGTCCGACACCTACAAGTACGTGAAGCTCACCAGCACGGGCGCGGGCACCGTGAACGCGCTGACCCGCGACCTGCTCGCGCAGCGTGCCCCGGCGAACCTGCCCGCCACGGGGGCCTGACATGGCCCTGTGGGAGTGCGCGGAATGCACCACCGCGTACTCGGTGGGCGCGCCGAGATGCCCGCAGTGCGGGTCGACCGTTCGCGTCAACGAAGCGACTCAACCCCCCGAGGAGGACGACGACATGGCGAAGATCACCGTTCACGGCGGGCCGTCCAACGCGGCCGCCGACGAGACCGAGGGTGGTGAGGACGTATCAGCTGGTACCAGCTCCTCGACATCCTCCGAGAAGGAGCAGAGCTCGCCCGAGCCGAACGAGCAGCCCCGCCCATCGCGTGCCCACGGGACGGCGAACCGCTCGAAGCAGGCCCGGAAGGCAGCGGGATCCTCCACTGCCGAAGCGACGGATACCAGTGGCCCCGAGACGGCCGCTGACAAGTCCTGACCCGGTCCCGACTACGCACATCGAGAGGAGGTGACGAGAGATGACGGCACCCTGGTACGCGACCCGCGAGGAGATCAAAGCCGAGCTGGACGTGAAGGAAACCGCACGCTCCAACGCGCGGATTGACCGCGCGCTGGCCGATGCGACCGAGGCTGTTGAGGGCCTGACGCACCGCGTGTTCTACCCGGTGCAGGACACCCGCAAGTTCGACTGGCCGCCCCGCACCGGGGCCACCCCGTGGATCCTGCGCCTCGACGCAAACGAGTTGATCTCCGTCACCTCCCTCACCTCCGGAGGCGTCTCGATCGCCCCCGGGGACTTTCTCCTGCGGCGCGCCGACGACAAGTCCGAGCCCCCGTACACGCGCATCGAAGTCAACCTCGGCTCCAACGCGTCGTTCAGCGGGGGACGCACCTACCAGCAGGACATCACCGTCACCGGGCTGTTCGGCTACCGCAACGACGAGACAGCGGCCGGCACGTTGGCTGCGCAGGTCGCGTCCGCGGGCGCGACGACCATCACGGTTGACGGGCCCGCGTCTGCGGCGCTCGGTATCGGCTCGCTGCTGCGGATCGACAACGAGCGGATGATCGTCACCGGCCGCGCGCAGCTGGACACCGGGCAGGGCTTCGGCGACTCGATGACCGCGACCAGCAATGACGTATCCATCGGCGCAGCGAACGGCGCCGCTTACGCGGTCGGCGAGACCATCCTCCGCGACTCCGAGCGGATGCTCATCGTCGACATCGCGGGCAACCTCCTCACGGTGACCCGCGCCTGGGACGGCACTGTCCTCGCCGCGCACACCGACTCGGCGATCTACGCGCCCCGGATCCTCACCGTGGTCCGCGGTGCGCTCGGTACGACGGCCGCCGTTCACAGCAACGGGGCGAGCGTCGCCCGCTGCGACCCGCCCGGCAGCGTCCGACAGCTGTGCATCGCAGAGGCCCTCACCGATCTGTTGCAGGGCCGCTCCGGGTACGCCCGGACCGCCGGGTCTGGGGACAACGAGCGCGAGACCAGCGGCAAGGGCCTCGCGGATCTGCGGGCCCGCGTCAAAACCAGCCATGGCCGCAAGGCCCGAGTTCGGAGCGTGTGACCATGCTCCTCGACGTCTCCAGCAGCAGCCGCGGCCCCCTCTTCGACGGACGGGCCCGCGCCGCCGCGAACGCCTACGTCAACAGGCTGGAACGCGACCTCGCCGAAGAGGGCCTCAACATCCTCCGCGGCGAAATGCACCGCGTGTTCCGCAACCCGACCGGCTACTACGAGTCCCGCTGCCAGGTCATCGAAGGCCACAAGATCTCCGACTCCCGTGTGGTGTACGGGCCGTGGCTCGCCGGCATTGGCTCCCGGAACTACCCGGTGACCAAGTTCAAGGGCTACGACCACTGGCTTGTCACCCGGGACAAGCTCAACGCGCGCAAGGTCGGTATCGGTGAGCGGCTCCTGCGCCGGTACACGGGCAGGATGTGATCGCCGTGGCCCTCGATCTCCTCGCCTACCGCAACGCGGCCATGTCCCACGCTCAGACCCTCGGCCTGTTCACGCAGGTCCTCGGCCACGAGCCGGTGTCCGCGCCCGGGTCCGGGCTGATCTACGCGCTGTGGGTCACGGACGTCGCACCGATCCCGGACCGCTCCGGCTTGAACAGCGTCTCGGTGCGGCTGGAACTGACCGGCCGGGTGTTCATGCCCGCGGACAGCGATCCCCAGGACGACGTCGACATCGCGGTCACGGGCGCGGTCGACGGGCTGATGGGCGCCTACTCCGGGGACTTCGAGCTCGGCGGCACGGTCGCGAACGTCGACCTGCTCGGCATGCACGGCGCCGGGCTGCGGGCGCGGTTCGGGTTCACCCGCTTCGACAGCACGACTTACCGGGTGGCCACGCTCACCGTGCCCCTGATCATCAACGACGTCTGGAATGAGGTGGCATAGGTGGCGAAAACCTCGGGGCTCGGGGATGCGCTCTACATCGGGGGCAACGACCTCAGCGGCGACTTCACCGCGATCGGCAACGTCGGCGGCGGCCCATCACCGCTCACGACCACGGGCATCGACAAGGGCGCGATGGAGCGGATCGGCGGCGTGCGTGACGGCCGGCTGGAGGCGACCGCGTGGTTCAACCCGACGCTGTCCCACCCCGTGCTGTCGGCGCTCCCGACGGCGGACGTGACCGCGATGTACTGCCGCGGTACGACGCTCGGCAGTCCGGCCGCGAACATCGTCGGCAAGCAGGTCAACTACGACGGGCAGCGCGGCCAGGACGGTAGCTTCCCGTTCGCGGTGTCCATGCAGGCCAACGGCTTCGGCGTGGAGTGGGGCTATCTCCTCACCGCGGGCAAGCGGGTTGACGTCGCCGCGACGAACGGGACGGGCGTGGACTTCGGTCTCGGTAGCCCGCCGCTGTTCAACGGGCAGGGCCTGTTCGGGGCGCAGGCCTACTTGCAGGTGTTCGCGTTCACCGGCACCGACGTCACGGTGAAGGTGCAGGACTCGGCGGACAACGTCAGCTTTGCGGACGTCACGGGGATGACGTTCACCGCGGTCACTGCCGCGCCCGGAGTGCAGCGGATCGCGACCGCCTCCAACCAGACGGTGCGCCGCTACCTCCGCGCCGTCACAACGACCACTGGCGGGTTCACCTCGGCGACGTTCGCGGTGGCCGTGGCCCGCAACGACGTCTCGACGGTCTTCTAGGGAGGTGAGTTTCTGATGCGTATCGAACCGAACATGCCAGCCCACCTCTACCAGACGTACTCCATCACCGCGCCGATGGATACCACGGTCGTCGCCGCATGCGAGCAGGTCGCCTGTCCAGCGTGGACGCGCGGCTGGGACTCCGTCATCGACGAGCGGACCGAGCTCGGCAAGCAGCAGGCCCACTACATCCGCACTCAGTCCGGGCGCACGTTCCGGGAGATGAAGACGGACGCCGGGCTGACCGTGTTCCGCTTCGAGGCGCACCAGCGGTGTTTCGAGGAGCACCGCACTCGCCCGGAGATCTACCTCGTCCGCGATGGCGACCACCGGGGTAACCCGACCGGTCGGCGGCGGCAGCACACGCGCCCAGCGGACTGGGTGGAGGACATGGCCGAGAACCAGGGCCACCTCATCGACCTGAAGCAGAAGGGATAACCCACCATGGCGAAGACGAGTGGCCTCGGCTGGAGCGTGTGCTCCGTGGACGATGCAGCGGGCGTCGTCCGCACGATCATCAACGACGTCACGAACTTGCAGTTCGCGACGCCTCGCGCCGTGCAGGACATCACGGGCATCGACAAGTCCGCGATCGAGCGGCTCCTGCTCCTCGCGGATTTCAGCATCACGCTCAACGTGGTGGCGAACTTCGCGGCGAACCAGGCCCACGACGTGTTCAAGACCGTCCCCAGCACCTCCGTCGCCCGGACCACGACGCTCACCGTCGCCGGCAAGACCCTCGCGAACGAGGTCCTGTACACGGACTACCCGTTGCAGAGGTCCGCGTCCGGAGAGCTCACCGCGTCGGTGCCTGGAGTCCTCGCGGACGGCACCGTACCAACCTGGGCATAGCGGTCAACTCGGACACACTTTGAAAGGCGGTGCGGCCGTGGGCTACAAGACCAAGGTCAAGACCTACACGATCAACTTCGCCCCGGGCCACGAGCACCACGGGGCCGAAGCCAAGGTCCGCGGCATGTCTCTCGGCGAGTACATGGAAGCGACCGGACTCGACGGAGGCGACGGCGACGGCAACGCCGGAAGCCTGAAGAACTTCATCAGCCACCTCGTCAGCTGGAACCTCGAAGACGAGGACACCGGGCAGCCGCTCCCGCCCACCGAGAAGGGCGTGCTGTCCGTGGACCACGACCTGATCGTGGCCATGAACAACGCGTGGATCCAGACCCTCACGGGGGTCCACAACGCCGACCCTTTGCCCGAGAGCTCGACCTCTGGCGAACCGTCCCTGGCGCCGTCGATTCCGATGGAACCCCTGTCCGAGAGCCTCGCGAGCTGAAACGGGCGCGGTGGGTGCTCGGACTGTGCGACCGGTTCAAGTGCCTGCCCAGCCAGCTGTACGAGGAGGACACGGATCTACTGCGCCTGATCGCGATCGAGCGGCTCGGCACGGCACCTGAGGAGCCAGGAGGGGAGGTGGGCAATGTCTGATGACGTGACGATCACAGTGCGGGTCGACGACCGCACAGCGGCCGGGTTCCGTGACGTCGACGGGCGACTCCGCGACATGCGCGGCAGGTACGCGACGGCGGCCGGGGACGTGCAGCGGTCGTCGTCGAAGGCCGATAAGGCCATGGTCGACATGCGGGCGACGATGTTGTCCCTCGCCCCGGCCGTGGTCCCGGTCGCTGCCTCCCTCGCCCCGGTCGCCTTGCATGCGGGCGCGGCGGGGCTGGCGGTCGCTGCGTTCGGTGCTGCGGTGATTCCGCAGATCGGGAATCTGAAGGACGCGGCGGGCGCGCAGGACAAGTACACGGCTGCGGTCACGAAGTACGGGGCGCAGTCGAAGCAGGCCATGGCGGCGCAGCGGTTCGTTGCGGACTCGTTGTCGTCGATGCCTGCGGCGACGCAGCGGGCGTCTGCCGCGTACTCGAATCTGCGGGACACGTTCCACGCGTTTTCCGACAGCAACGCGAAGTTCACGATGGCTCCGGTCGAGAAGTCGTTCGCGGTGTTGGGGCAGATCATTCCGAAGCTCACCCCGATGGCTCGTGGTGCGTCGACGCAGTTGGGCCGGCTGGTGACGGTCGCGGGCGGCGCGGTCAACACGTCCGGGTTCAACGCGCTGTCGTCGAAGGTGTCGGACTTCGCGAACAAGAGCCTGAAGAACGCCACCGATGGCGCGATTCACTTCATGCGGGTCATGTCGGAGGGGAAATCCTCCGGCCCGATCGCTAGCTTCTTCGCCTACGCCAAAGCGCAGGGCCCGGCGGTCAAGGAACTGCTGACGAACGTCGCCAAGGCCGTCTCCAACCTGCTTCAGGGCGCGTCGCAGGCTGGCCCGGGGATGCTGTCCTTGGTCAACGCGTTCGCGAAACTGGTCGCTGCGGTGCCTCCGTCGCTGATCGCCAACTTGATGCAGGTGTACGCGGCGTTCAAGTTGATCAAGTTGGCGGGTGCGGGGATCGGCGTGGCAGCGGAGGGCATCGCCTCCCTCCGGACGGCTATCACGGGGCTGACTGCGGCGTCGGCTGCGGCGGGCGGCGGGATGGCGGGCCTGCGGGCCGCGTTCATGTCGCTGGGCACCGCAGCGAAGGCGGGCGTGATCGTCGCGGGGATCGCCGCGGTCGCGGTGGTGTTCTCGAAGCTGTCGGACATGGGGAAGAAAGCTCCGCCGGACGTCGACAAGATGACTACGGCGCTCGGCAATCTTGCCCGTACAGGCAAGGTGTCCGGGGAGGCCGCACGTTCGTATGGCAAGGATCTGAGCGGTCTCGGCGACTCGCTGCGCACGCTGGCGCGCCCGTCGAACTTGGACAAGACGCAGCAGTTCCTCACCTCGCTGGTCGGTATGGACTCGACCCCGGTGAAGAAGGCGAAGGAAGATTTCGACGGCATCGACAAGGCTCTGGCCAACATGGTCAAGGGCGGCAAGGCCGATATGGCCAAGCAGGCTCTTGAGGACACGATCAAGAGCCTGAAGAAGCAGGGGTTCACCTCGAAGGAGGTGACGTCTCAGCTCGACGACTACAAGAGCGCGCTGGCGGATCAGGCGCTGGAGCAGAAGCTGGCCGCCGAGTCGCAGGGCCTGTTCGGGCAGGCGGCTCAGGACACGGCCGCGAAGCTCGACTCGCAGAAAGCATCGGCCGACGGGCTGCGCGGCGCGATCCAGGCCCTCAACGATGTCCAGCGCCAGGGCCTCGGCGGGATGATCGGTTTCGAGTCGGCGATCGACGCGGCATCGAAGGCCGCGAAGGACAACGCGGGCGCCCTCACGATGAATCACGGGGTCCTCGACCTCAACAGCGAGAAGGCCAGGAACGCGGCCAGCGCTTTGCAGGACCTCGCGGACAAGACCGACGGCGCGGCCACGTCCGCGCGGGAGTCTGGCTCGTCGTGGGAGACCGTCAACGGGATCTATTCCCGGGGCCGGTCCGAGCTGGTCAAGTCGGCGCGGGCCATGGGCTTGACCAAGGCGGAGGCTGGCCAACTCGCCGACAAGATCCTGAGCATCCCGGACAAGAAGTCCACCAAGCTGGAGATGCGGACCGAGGATGCCGTGAGCGGCCTCGACTCGGTGCTGTCCGCGTTGAAGAAGACTCCGAACGCGAAGAGCGTCAAGGTCAGCGCGCTCACGGACGATGCCGTGTCGATGCTGCGCAGCTTGGGGCTGAAGGTCACCCGTCTGAAGGACGGCCGTTTCTCGGTCACGGCGAACGGGAAGCCCGCGAAGTCCGCGATCGACGCGGTGCAGCGGGCCCGTGACGGCCTGAAGGACAAGACGATCACCCTGTCGGCGCGGGACCGGGCCAGCGCCGCGGCACACGCGATCCAGGCGGCAATCAACGCGCTGCGGTCGAAGACAGTCACGATCACGACGGTGCGGGAGCAGATCTCCAAGTACTCCACCATCGGCCGGCCCGCGCAGGGCCAGGGCGGGGTGTCGAAGTTCGCGACCGGCGGCCACATCACGGGCGGCTCCGGTGTCGAGGACGATGTGCCGCTGCTGGCGATGGGCGGGGAGTTCATCGTCAACAAGCAGCAGACGGCCAAGTACCGCTCGATGCTGGAGGCGATCAACGAAGACAGGGTGCCGCACTTCGCGAAGGGCGGCGTCACCGCGGCGGAGAAGAGCGCCCGCGCCGGGCTGTCCGGGCAGTTCGGCATCAGCCACTTCGGCCGGATGGCCGGCTACCACACGACTCCGTTCGAGCGGTCCCTCGGTAGCCCTGCTGATCTGGGCAGTCTGACGCAGGCGTTGAACGAGGCAGCGAGCCAGATCAGGAGCGCGTTCCATGGCCGTACCGAGGCACGCTTGGAGAAGGAACTCGACTCGGTCGGCAAGTCTTTGATCCGGTACGACAAGAGCCTGTACAGCGTCACCCGCAGCCTCGACGGCGCGAAGACGAAACTCGACGGGCTGAAGAACAGTGCGTCGCAGTTGTCCGACAGCGTGAAGTCGGGTGTTCTGTCGTCGTCGAGCATCACCCAGGGCGTCTCTTCCGGGAGCACCGTCACCGTCGCTTCCCTCATGGGCGGCCTCACCCAATCCCGGGACAAGGACAGCGCGTTCGCGGACGCGCTGAAGGGCCTGAAGGGCAAAGGCCTGTCGAAGGACCTGATCCAGCAGATCGCCGAGGCTGGCGTCAACGGCGGCGGCCTGGAGACCGCGGGCGCCCTGCTGGGGGCTTCGGGGTCGGAGATCTCGTCGATCAACAGCCTTCAGGGGCAGATCGCGAAGGCCGCGGGGTCTGCGGGGAAGACGACCGCGGACGCGGTGTACGGGGCTGCGATCAAGGCGCAGCAGAAGCTCGTCAACTCGCTGACCAAGCAGCAGGACAAGTTGGAAAAAGCCATGAGCAATCTCGCGAAGGTCATGGAACGGGCCCTCGCGAAGGCAGCCAAGGGCAAAGCTGCGGGCGGCATCGTCGGCGCCGCTGCGTCGGGTGGCCTGCGCGGCGGGTTGACGTGGGTGGGCGAGCACGAACCCGAGCTCCTCGATCTCCCGGTCGGCTCGCGGGTGTGGTCCGGTCCGGACTCGCGACGCATGGCCGGCGGAGGTGGCGGAGTGGTGCGGGTGGAGTTGGAGATCCGCTCCAGCGGCTCGTCCCGCTACGACGAGTTCTTGGCCCGGGAGTTGCGCCAGTTCGTCCGCGTCCGCGGCGGCAACGTACAAGTCGCCCTCATGGGTCGTCCGTAAGAGGAGAGAGATGCATCGCTACAAGTGCTTCAACGGCCCTATGCCGACTACCGCCGCACAGCAGAAGGTGACGACGGGCACGGCGATCAAGACCATGCTTCAGATCGCCACCCCGAGCAACAGGCAGATTCAGCTGATCTCGTGGGGGTTCACCCTCGACGGGGTGCCCGGGTCGGCCGGGCAGGTCGAACTGATTCAGACCGATGTTGCCGCGACCGTCACGGCTCACGTCGCGTCCGGTGTGCAGCCCCTCGACCCGAACGCTCCCGCGTCGCTGATGACGCTATCCACCACGGGCACGGGCTACACGGCGAGCGCCGAGGGCAGCACCCTCGCGACCCGCACGTTCGACGTCAACCTCGTCCCGCCGACCGCTGGCGCGACGGACATCAACTACTTCTACCAGTGGATGCCCGACGAAAGGCCGATCATCGCCGTCAGCCGGTTCCTCCGCGTGCGGGCCACGTTCGGCGCCGCGGTGAACGCAACCTGCTTTGTAGTTTGGGATGAGTGAGGGGTAGCGGATGCCGGGAGGTGTTGCAGCGCACGTGATGGGCTGGCAGCGTCGCATGGGCGGCGCTGCGGGTCCCCTTGGCGCGTCCGGGGAGGCTTCGACTGGGGCCCCGGTGACGGTGGAGCTCTTCGTCAACGGCACCTGGGTCGACATCACCGCCTACGTGATGGTTCGCGACGACCAGGGCCGGATTACCCTCACCCGGGGCATCCGCGACGAGGGCAACCAGACCGAGCAGGCCACCGGCACGCTGCCGCTGAAAAACCAGGACGGAAGGTTCACCCCCCGCAACGCCATGGGCATCTGGTACGGGCTGATCGGGCGTAACCAGCCGATCCGGGTGAGCGTCCCGGACGGGATGGGCGGCAAGAGCTACCGGCTGTGGGGTGAAATCCCGAAGTGGCCCGCGTCATGGGATCCCACAGGCAACGACGTATGGGTCGACGTGATCGCGAACGGAATCTTGCAGCGCCTCTCGCAGGGCCCGGCACCGGAACACAGCGTGATCTACAACGCCGTCGCGAACCCGCTCCCGTCGTCGGTGGTCGCGTACTGGCCGTGCGAGGACCCCTCAGATGCGACGACGATCGCGTCCGCCCTCGTCAGTGGCTCCCGGATGACGATCTCCGGAACCCCGACCCTGGCGAGCTACTCCGGGTTCGGCGCGTCGGATCCGCTGCCCGACCTCACCGCAAGCTATCTGTCCGGTGGGGTGGTGGCCTACGACGAACCCACCGCCACCCAGGTCAGGTTCCTCTGTTTCATACCGGCGATCGGACTGTCGGACGGCAAGGTAATCTGTGCGATCGACCAGGTCGACTACAGTCCGGGCTCGGCGCAGTTCTGGGAGCTGTACTACTCCGCGACGTCCACGAGCCTCACCCTCCGCATGAACGCGGCCGACGGCAGCTTTCTGGGGATCGAGCTGCCGCACACTCTCGATGTCCGCGGCCGGCAGATGTACGTGTCGGTCGAGATGCAGGAGTCGGGGACGGCGATCACCCGCGCGGTACGGATCACGGACATCAACACCGGGCTCACCTACGCCGTCAACGACACCGCGAACGTGACCCAGCTGTCGCGGGTGACGAAGGTGCAGTTCGGGCCGGCCAGCCGGTCCGCGGTCGGCCCGAACGGCACCCAGTACCTGCCCGGAGTGGCCATCGGGCACGTCACCGTGGAGAACGCGATCAGCGCGGTGGGCGCGCTCGGGGTACGCCTCAACCCGATCGGCGAGCCTGCGGGGCGCCGCATCCAACGCCTGTGCGGCGAAAGCGGCATCGCCGTCGACTGGATTGGCGACCTCGATGACACCGTCGACATGGGCGCGCAGGGCAAGACGAACCCGCTGTCGCTGATGCAGGAAGCGGTCCTCGCCGACGGCGGCCTGCTGTACGAAAACCTTGCGGTCCTCGGCCTCGGCTACCGCACGAGGACGTCGCTGTACAACCAGGATCCGGCGCTCGTCCTGGACTACACCGCGTTCAACTTGTCGCAGGTCCCCACCCCGGTCGAGGACGACCGCTACCTTGCCAACCGCGTCACCGTCTCCGTGAACGGGGTCACCGCGACCTACGAGGCGACGTCCGGGGCGCTGTCGACGGCGCCTCCGCCGACCGGTGTCGGTGTCTACGGGCCGAACGCGTCCTCCCCGCTGGCCTTGAATCTCGCCTCGTCGGACACGCCGACGCTGCTGGACCAGGCGGCGTGGCGGGTGCAGTTGGGCACGGTGGATGAGGCCAGGTATCCGCAGATCAGCGTGAACCTGGCGCACCAGTCGTTCACGTCGAACCCGGCGCTGAAGCGGGCCGTCCTCGCCCTCCGCATGGGCGACCGCATGCAGGTCCTCAACCCGCCTGCGTGGCTCGGTACCAACACGATCGACCAACTCATCCTCGGCGTCGAAGAGCAGCTCAGCCACTTTGAGCATCGCCTGACGTTCACGTGCTCACCGGCCAGCCCCTACCTGGTCGGATACCTCGACACCACGACAGCCCGGATCGACACAGACGGCAGCGTCCTCGCCGCGGACCTCACCTCGACCACGACCAGCGTCACCGTGGCCACCACCTCGGGCCCGGGCTGGGTCCAGTCCGGGCAGCTCAACACCAACCGCAGTTTCGAGACCGACCTCGCCAACTGGTCCGCGTCCGGTGCCACGCTCGCCCGCGTGGCCACGCCTGGACTGCCGCCGTTCGCCGGCCAGTGGTCGATGCAGATCGTCCCGGATGGTGTCGCGCAGTTCCCGAACGCGGGCTCAGAGCAGATCGCGGTGACTGTGGGCCAGCAGTACGTGCTGTCCGGGTGGCTGCTGTGCGCGGTGTCCCGCAATGTCGATTTGAACGTGAACTGGTTCGACGGGACTCACGCGTACCTGTCGACCACGGCCAACGACCAGCAGGTCACCGCGGGCGTGTGGACGTTCTTCCAGCAGACGGTCACGCCTCCCGGGGGCGCCGTATACGCGAACCTGTCGCCGACCGTACCGAGCTTCCCGCCGTCCTCGAACATTCTCTACGCCGACGAGATCGTCTTCCGTCTCGCCACCGACACCACCAACGACGACTTCCCCGTCGACATCCGCGTGGGCGGCGAGGTGATGCGCACGGGCGCCATCACGCCCGCAGTCCAGGACACGTTCACCCGCACCGTCGCGAACGGCTGGGGAACCTCCGACACCGGGCATGCGTGGACATCGGTGGGCACGGCCGCCGAGTTCTCCGTCTCCGGCACCCAGGGCGCGCACTCGGTCGCCTCGGTGAACGTGTCCCGCTACAGCGTGCTGACACCGCCGGCGACAGCCGACGTCGATCTGCGGGTGGATGTCGCCACCAGTGCTCTTGCCGTGGGCGGCCAGCAGTACGCGCACCTCGTCGCCCGTTATACGGATGTCAACAACTTGTATGCGGCCCGGGTGTCGTTCAACACGAACCAGACGTTGCAACTGACGCTGCAAAAACGGGTCGGTGGAGCCCAATTCGATCTGGTCACGGTGTCGGTACCGGGAACGCATGCGGCGAACACATTGTTCACGCTGCGGTTCCAGGTGCAGGGGTCGGTCCTGCGGGCGAAGGTGTGGCCGGTCGGGAGTGTCGAGCTGGATTGGCAGGCGACCGTCACGGATTCGGCTATCACGGCTGCCGGGCAGGTGGGTGTGCGGTCGACGCTGGACGGCACGAACACGAACACGCTGCCCGTCACATACTCCTACGACAATTTCCAGGTTTTGAACCCGCAGAATTTTACGGTGATCCGCTCCGTGAACGGCGTCGTAAAAGCCCATTCTGCTGGCGAGGACGTCCGTCTCGCCTATCCGACGATTCTCGCCCTGTAAGGAGACTGGCGCATGCCCGAGGCCTATCCCACGCCCCTTGCCGGGCAGCGGCTCACTGCATCCCTGTTGCGGTCTATGCAACCTCAGGTGGCCCGCAAGACCGCGGACACTGCACGTGTCGCGACGACGGCGTTGACACTGGACCCGCACATCCAATTCACTGCGGTCGCGGGCGCGGTGTACGCGTGGAGCGGGTGGATCAAATTTGATGCCGATCTGAACGCGGACATCATCCTCGGGTTTTCCGTGCCGTCCGGGTCTCTCGGTGCGTGGGTCGGATCGGGTGCCGGTACCACGGTCATCTCCGGTACGGGTGCTGGCGGAACCCAGCAGAACGCGGGCTCGACTTGGGGTTACACGGTCCGTACTGAGTGGACCGATATAGCAAACAGTCGCACGTACGGCGCTCTCGGCGCGGGCAATGCTCTCACGGTGATACTCAATGGGACTTTGCGTGTCGGGGCGACGGGTGGCACGTGGGGGATGACGTGGGCTCAGAGCGTGTCGAGTGCGACCGCGACCACTGTTTTTACGGATAGCTGGATTTCGTCTCAGCGCATCGCCTGAAGGAGTTTTCGCTTTGGCCACTTATGTGATTACTGGACGCAACAAGAGCGGTGAGCCTGTGCTCGCGGCGTCCATCGACTCGATTACCCAGGAGCCGCCGGTCGTTGACGAGGTGGCCGTGGTGGATGCGCTCCGCGCGTTCATTGCTGGGACGGCTGGTGTGGTTTCGGTGGTGGCGCAGAAGTTTGAGCAGGTCGTCACCACCGTCTGATCCTCCCTGCGTCGATTCACAGGGGGATACGACAGCCTGTTAGGCGAGACGAACCGTATCGTCTCCAGTGTCAGCTGAGCACGACGAGGAGCCCCATGACCATCCACCACATCACCGAGCAGCGCGGCCCGTTCCGTCTCGGCAGGCACGTCGAGCACGATCCACGGTCCCTCTACTTTGCGCACGGCGTGCTGCCCAACTCGGCGATCAAGACGGTCGAATGGGCGAGGCGGACGCCAGTCCTCGACCAGGGCCAGTTGGGCAGCTGCACGGGCAACGCGGGCACGGGCCTGCTCGGCACGGACTCCGCAGGCCGGACCGGCTGGACGTCGGTCACCATCACTCCGGCCGCGGCTGCGGCGTCGCACGGTGCGTTCACCGCGGGGGTTCACCCGTTGGACGAGGCGTTCGCGATCTCGCTGTACGCGCTGGCCACCGTCCTCGACGGGGTGTCTGGCGCGTATCCGCCGGACGACACGGGTTCCTCGGGGATCGGTGTGGCGAAGGCCCTGAAGGCGCTCGGGCTCGCAGCCAGCTACACGCACGCGTTCTCGGTGGCCGCGCTGAACTCGGCGTTGCAGTCCGGGCCGGTGGTGATCGGGATCGAGTGGCTGAACTCGATGTTCGACACGGCCACCGACGGCCGGATCCTCGTCGACCGGTCGTCGGGTGTCGCGGGCGGCCACGAGATCGAACTCAACCGGTTCGACGCGGCGGCGGGCGAGTACTGGATTACGAACTCGTGGGGTGCTGGCTGGGGCGCGAAGGGTTGCGGCTACTTCGCCACGGCGGATCTGGCGTGGCTGCTCTCGCAGCAGGGCGACGTCACCGTCCCCGCGTGGACGGCCGCTCCCACCCCGGCGCCCGTGGTCACGGTTGCCCAACTCGGCGCCGATATCCGCGCCCTGCTCGCCAAGAACGGAGTCTGACCATGCCAGACCTTTGGATGCCCGGGGCGATACGGGCCGATGTCGGGGATCACGCCCCGTGCGACACGCAGTACCCCGCGAAGGCGATCGCGCACATCACGTGGGACCGGAACGCGACCGCCGCGAAGCCGCAGGACCAAGTCCCCTTCGCCAACCTGAAGTCCTACTTCACCGGTGGCGGCATCGGCATGGCCCCGCACATCCTGTGGGACCCCTTCACCGGCGCGTTCGCGCAGTTCTACCCGGCCGACTCCCGCTCCAAGAGTGTCGTCGACCTCGCGGGCGGGACGAGGACGAACCGCGCGGGGAAGGTGGTCATTCAGATCGAGGCCGTCTTCTTCCCGTACTGCCGGGTCGGCGGCAAGGTCTACGCCGAGTTGGACCAGACCCCGTGCAAGGGCTGGCAGCAGCTACAGGACTGGGTGACGTCGTGGGGCGTCCCGCAGGCGTGGCCTATGGGCCGTCCCACCGACTTCACCCCGCACCGCAACGAGCACGTGTGGGAGACCGAAGGCGGCTGGTACGGGCACGGCGAGACCCCGGAGAACACACACGTCGACCCGGGCTCGTGGCCGCTGTTCATCGCCCCATCGAAGCCGCCACAGAAGCCGACCGACGAGCCGTTCCCGGGGACGTCGTTCTTCAGGGCCGGCCACCGGTCCCCGATCATCGCGGCGATGCACCGGAGGCTCGTCGCGGTCGGCTGCAACCACTACGCCAGCTCGGCCAACGCCGATACCTGGGGCCCTGGCGACGAGCGGAGCTACGCGGCCTGGCAGCGGAAGCTCAACTACACCGGGCCCGCTGCGGACGGCATCCCCGGCCCGTCGAGCTGGTCCAAGCTGCACGTCCCGAACGTCTGATCCTCTTCACCGAACTGGAGTCTCATCATGAACGTCCATCTCGACGCCGCGTACTGGCTCGGCCTGCTCGTCTCCGTCGTCCTCCCGGTCCTCGTCGGCCTGGTCACGACGAGAGTCACCAACGCGGGCATAAAGGCCGTGCTGCTCCTCGCGCTCAGCACGGCGACCGGGTTCGTCACGGAGTACGCGGGCCCGCACGACGCCGGGTACAGCGTGGGCACGGCGGCCGTCCTCGCTCTCGTGTCGTTCGCCACCGGGGTGCTCAGCCACTTCGGGTTCTGGAAGCCCGTCGGCGTCTCCGGCCGGGCGCAGGACTCGTTCGTCAAGGCGGCCTGACCGCGTCCATATAGGAGGCCCTGTTGGACGCCACCACCCTCGGCGCGGTCCTCGCCTGCGTGGGCGTGCTGTCCGGCTCGGTGGTGGCGTACATCGGGAAGCGGGGAGAGACCCGCAACTCGCTCACGGACCAGCTCCAAGAGGAACTGACCGCCAAGCGCACTGAGCTGGCCACGGCGCAAGTCGAGGTCACGGCGTTGCAGCAGCAGCGTCGTGACTACCTCGTGAGGATCACTCAGCTTGAGATAGAGATCATTCGACTCGGAGGAAACCCCATCCCATGACCCGGACCGAGCGCACGATCGTGCACCACTGGCGCGGCATCGCGGTCCTGTGCGCGATCGTCGCTCTGTTCGGCATCGCGTGGGCGACGTGGCATCGCGTGGATGAGTCGGACCGCAACTATGCGGCGGCCGCTGCCGAGGCGAATAAGCGGGGCGATGCGGTGTCGACGCTGGCGGGGGATGTGCGGGCGCTGCGGGCGCAGGTGAAGGCGAGGGGTGGGACTCCGGTGGCTCCGGACCCATCGAAGGCCGTCCCCAGTCTGTCGGCGCGGGCGGAGGTCCCGGTGCCGATCCCCGGACCGCAGGGTCCCGCCGGAAGCCCGGGACCGTCGGGCTCCCCGGGGTCGTCTGGCGCGGCGGGAGCAGCTGGTTCCGCAGGCAGTCCCGGAGCGGTCGGTCCGACCGGCCCGGCCGGTCCTGTGGGCCCCACGGGTCCTCAGGGCGCGCAGGGCCCGGCTGGGCCTGCGGGGCAGAACGGGGCGGACGGAACGAACGGCCGCGATGGGCAGGATGGGCAGACCTGCCCGGACGGGTATTCGTTGCAGGCGCCGTCGTATGACCCGAATGCGCTGGTGTGCCGGAAGGACGGGGCACCGGATCCGAGCGGTTCTCCGTCTCCGACCCCGCTGGCTGCGGGCCTTGATCCGCGCCGCAAGTACGTATGAGCACGCTAGCTACGCGGCCTCGACGACCTCGGCTCGGACCGCGGCCGCCCACTCCACCAACAGGCGCTCGTACGCCTCGCGTTCCTCCGCGGTGAGCTGCGCCCCTGCACGCGACCACAGGGCGCGGATGTCCTCGTTCACGGCCGCAGCAGGCCGCACTGAGCCGCTAGGCAGAGGGGTGGGGGACATGAGACAAGCCTACGGGCCCACACCGACCCCGGGCCATGGCACAGTCAGGCCCTCATATGATCGCCGCATGATTCGCGCAGTGACCTTCGACGTCGGTGAATGCCTCGTAGACGAGACCCGGGAATACGGCACCTGGGCCGACTGGCTCCACGTACCCCGCCACACCTTCCACGCCATGTTCGGCGCCGTCATCGCCCAAGGCCGCGACTACCGCGAGACGTTCCAAGAGTTCCGGCCCGGCTTCGATCTGTACGAGGAGCGTGAGGCCCGGGCCGCGGCGGGGCAGCCGGAGACGTTCGGCGAGGACGATCTGTATGCCGACGTCCGGCCGGCGCTGACTCAGCTTCGCGCTGCTGGGCTGTGGCTGGGCATCGCCGGGAACCAGACTGTCCGCGCCGGCGGCATCTTGCGCGAGTTGTTCACCGACGATGTCGACCTGATCGGCACCTCGGACGACTGGGGCGCCTCAAAGCCCGACCTCGAGTTCTTCGACCGGGTGGCCGAGGCCGCCCCCTTCACCGCCGAGGAGATCCTCTACGTCGGCGACCGCGTCGACAACGACCTCCGCCCGGCCGTCGCCGCGGGCATGCCGACCGCGCTCGTGCGCCGCGGCCCGTGGGCCACGATCCAGTGGAACACCCAGGACGCGAAGGAGCTCCCCACCTTCCGGGTGGAGAGCCTCCTCGAACTGTCTGGTCTGATCCGGGACTTCAACGCGCCAGGGCACTGACGGTCGTCGACCAGCCGTACAGGCGGTCGTCGAGGTCGCGGACGCACTTCTCGTGCTGGTGCGGCGCCAGCGCGCGCCGCACCTCCCGCACCCGGTCCATGCCCATCGCGTACCAGGTCCGCTCGAGCTGCTCGAGCGCGCGGACCGCGTACCCGCACGCGGCGTCCGGCTGCCCGGCCGCGGCCTCGACGGCGGCAAGGTCACCGAGGACGACCGTCGTCTGCTTCTCCTCGGTCGGGTCCAGCATCTCGAGAACCTCGAGGAGCGTGGTGCGGGCCTGCGGCAGGTGCCCGGCCTTCAGCTGCGTGTTCCCCTTGAACGCGGCGAGGCGAACCGGGGAGAACCAGTCGAGCCACTCCGGGCTCGCGTGCCTGCTGCCTGCCTCGAGCAGGGTCTCGGCGTGGCCGATCAGGTGCAGCGCCGTCCGCGTGTTGCCGCAGCGCGTCTCGCATTCGGCCTCGACCGCGTCCAGCCACGCTAGGAGTTCCACGGACGCGGGCCCGCGGCGGGCGTAGGTGCGGGCGGCCACCATGCGTTCCACCGCAGCCTCCCGCTCGCCCGCCCACCCCGGGATGAACGCGGTGTGGGCGAGGACCGCGGCGCCGAGCAGCGGGTCATCGGCCTCGCCCGCGGCCTGGAGCGCACGGAGCAACGTCTGCTGCGCGCGGTCGGCCTCGCGGAGGTCGAAGAACTCGATGCGTCCGGCCAGCAGGTAGGTCTCGGCGAGCGCGGCCGCGACCGACGCTCGAGTCTGCCCTGCGGTCTCCGGGAGCAGGGCGCAGCCGAGGGTGGCGTGCGCGATCGCTGACGGGTGCAGCATCGCAGGGGCGACGGACCAGTACAGGCGCCGGTGCGAGCGGGTCACGGCCTGGAAGTCCTGCGCGACGGACGCGGGTTGTATCGCGGCGACAGCCTGCGTCGGTACGACCGACAGGCCGACGGCGGCCGCGCTGGCGGCAAGCATCGTGCGGCGGCCTCGGTCGGGGACGATGCCGTCCGGTGGGGTGAATCCGAGCTGTTCCAGCTCCTGGCCGAGGGTGCGTGTGAGAGCGTGCGCCATGTCGCCCTGCGGCCAAGGGGGGCTGCTGGATTCCCAGCGGCGGACTTGGCGGACGCCGACGCCGAGTGCTTCGGCGAGGTCCTGCTGGGACCGGTAGCCGGCGGCGATGCGGGCGGACTTGAGGCGGGTGTTACCCACGGCGCACCTTCCTGGTTGGGCGTGCTCTCAGTGTCGCGCCAGGCCCTCATGATGGCCAGTGGTCACCCGTACAGACCACCAAAAGTCCTCTTTGGTGCGGGATAAAGGCCTCTGGAAGTCCTCGAACCCTGCAATTGCACGGGCCACTCTTGTACGCACCAGCCCACCGGTGCCGCAGGGAGTCACGATGTCGACGACGAACTTACGAACGTCCGCAGGATGCACGCTGAGCGAGGCGGGCGCCGAGTGGGACGCGATCCGCGTGACCCGCAGCACCGGCCTGACCGTTATGGAGATCCTCGGCACCCGCTGCGGCGCTGTCGTCGACGACCCGATGACGACCTCCCTGTACTTCTTCGTTCGACCGGGCACGGCCGCGGTGTGGGACGTCGACACGACGAGGCCGCTCGGCACGGGGAGCACGCTGACGATCCCGCCGGACCGCCGGACGCAGGGGCCGGGACCGCATTGGCGGATGTGTCCGGGTGAGGAGACGTGGCTCACGGATGCTGACGCGCTGAAGGCTGCGCTCGAGGACAGTCTCGGCCCGCGCCTTGGAGCGGAGCACTTCGGATGAGCAGGGCGGCCGTTGTCGAGCGGGTCACTGAGGCCTATCGCGGCTGGATAGAGCATCTGCACGCGTGCGGGCAGTGCAGGGCGGGCGGTCTGTGTCGGATCGGCAAGCCGTTGAAAACGGCGTGGAAGCAGGCCAAGCGATGAGCAAGTCCACCCTGCCCCGCCTGTCCGGCCGGATCTCCAACTACTGCTGGGCCGAGCACACGGGCACGCACGTCCACTGCACCGAGCCCGCTGGTCACAGCGGCCGGCACTGGCACCCGTACAGCAAGACCAGCTGGTAGACCCCCCGTGCTGGTGACGGCCAAAGGGCCAGCACGGGGTACCGATGGCCGCCTATCCGAAGGGCGGCCGTCCTGACCCGCCGCAGTGCTCCCCCTGGGCCTGCGGCGGGTCACCTCACGCCGAAAAAGTCCGTTCCCGCTGCGACGGACGCCCCGCCCTCCGGCGTAGGGCAGGTAGCGGGGTCGAGAAGCGGCCCGTTACCTGACGAGGTCGGTGAGCGGAGTGTCGAGGGCGTCGGCGATGAGGATCAGGTGGTCGATGAGCGTCGCGTGGGCGCCCTGTTCGATCCGGTTGACCGTCTTCCGGTCCAGGCCTGTCAGCTCGCCGAGCGTCTCTTGTGTGAGTTTCCGCTCGGTGCGGGCGGCGCGGATGTGGTCTCCGATGGCCTGTCGGCGGGCGAGTACCCGGGTGGGCAGGGGATCAGTGGGCACGCATACACGCTGGTGGCGGGCGTGATCATTGTCTGTACCATCGCTGGTACATCTGCGAGATCATGTTCCGGCCAGAACACAACCATCATTCGAATAAAACACTCGTTCGAGTGATGTGACCTTTGCTTCGTTGCGCATATGCAAAACTTGAACACACAATTACTTCACTGCACACACATCGGCCGCCCATCTCGGCGTGCCCCCTCCCGCGCCCAGCACAGGTGAATCCCCCGCATGCACAAAGACCCCCCGCCTCCCGCCGCGCGCCTGACCGACCTCCAAACGGCTCGGATCGACTACGCCCGCCGCGAACTGGAGACACTCAGGGCCGAAGACCTCGCGCAACTGGAACCGGCATCCCTGGTCCTGATCGTCGAACGGCTACGCATCCGGCTCTACGAAACGCTGGAAGTCGTCGACGAAGTCTGCGATACCGGCCCACCCGACCAGACGAATAGCCACCCCTAAATCACTTTGTGGACCCACAAGTCTGTTTAGGGATGGCAGTAGTTCGCTAGCATCGGGCCATGCCCTACGCCCCCGAATACCTGCACCTGGTCATCCCAGGCGTCACCTTCGAAGCCATGCTCTACGGCCGCAACTCCGACGACGCCATCGGCGAGGGCAGCTCCGTCATCGACCAACTCGCAACCGGCCGCAGGCTGTGCGACAGCCACAAATGGCACGTGACACGCGAGTTCAGCGACACCGACATCTCCGCGAGCAGACACGGACGCAAGCCCCGCGACGACTTCGAAGCGCTGATCGACACTATCGCCACGGAACCCGTGCCGTCGGGCACCCGCAGGATCGTCGTCGCCTTCCAGGCCAGCCGCTACTACCGCGACCTCGAAGCGTACGTCCGTCTCCGCAAGGTCCTCCGCGACACGAACACCCTGCTCTGCTACAACGGCCAGGTCTACGACCTCTCCCGCCGCGACGACCTCAAGGCCACGGCCATGCACGCCGTCGACGCCGAGGACGAAGCCGAAGGCATCCGCGACGGCAACCTCCGCGCGGCCAGCTCGCAGGCGCAGGCCGGGCTCCCGCACGGGAAACTGCTGTACGGGTACGTACGCACGTATCAGACCGTCTCCGGGCGCCGACGCTGCACCGGACAGAACGAGGACCCCGTCCGCGGGCCGTTCGTGTTCCAGGCGTTGCAGCGCATCGACACGGGACACTCCCTGAGGGCGCTCACGCGCTGGCTCAACTCCGAGCCGGACGCGGCACGGCCAGACGGCAAGCCATGGACGGACGCCTTCGCCCGGTCGATGCTCCTCAACCGGGCCTACCTCGGGGAGCGGATCCACAAGGGCGCCTACATCAAGGCCGTGTGGGCTCCGATCAAAGGGCTGGAGACCCCTGAGGGCCGGGCCATGTTCAACCGTGTGACCGCCCTGCTCACCAGCCCGTCGCGGTTGATGCAGCGGGGGTCGGAGGTCGCGCATCTCCTGTCGTACCTGGCGCTGTGCGGGGAGTGCGGCGACCACGCGGTACTCCGCTACCTCGCCCCGAACGCGAAGCGGAAGCCCGCGCTGTGCTGCGACGAGAAGAACGACACCTCCATCGTGGAGGCCCGCCTGGACGCCTACGTCGAGGAGGCGATCATCGACTGGTTCAGCGACAAGGCCAAGGCCCGGTCCGCGCTGATTCCGGCGGACGACAAGGTGAAGGAGATGGCCGCCTCGGCACAGAAGCTGATCAACGCGTACGAGGAACAGCTCTCCGAAGCACGTCGCATGTCGCGGGAGTTCGACGCGGAGGCGGGGCGCTTCAAGCTGTCTGCCGTCTCGCTCGCGTCGATGGAGTCGGAGCTGGAGCCGAAGCTGGAGGCCGCGCGGGCGAAACTGCGGAGCTTCACCGGGGTCTCGCCGCTGGTGCTCCAACTGTTGGAGGCCGACGACCCTGACGTGGTGTGGAACGGGCGGCCTGAGGCTGAGGGGCAGCCGGCGGTGCGGGCGCTCACGCTGGACCAGAAGCGCGAGGTCATCAAGAAGATCGTGACGGTGCGGTTGTACAAGGCTCAGGCTTCCGGCCGGCGCGCGTTGGACGATGGCCGTATCCGGCTGGCGTTCTTCGGGGAGCCAGGGTTCAGGGCCGGACGACTCCGTGCTCCCGCGACCGCTCGCGCTGCGGCTGGTCTTGCGGCTGCTGGTGGGGGAACTGGATGAGGTTGCCGACCGTGATTTGTCCGGGGGCAAGCTTGCGGTTCCGGATCATGCGGACGGTTACCTCCATCGTTTCTGCGATGAGCTCGTTGCGTTGTTCTTCGAACTCGTCCTGCATGGCGTTGCGTTCGGCCTTGAGGCGGGCGGTGAGTCCGGCCCGCTCGGCTGCCATGTCTTTGCTCAGGCGGCCCTGTTCGTTGACGAGGGCCGCCCTCTCGGCGAAGTAGCGGGCCCGTTCTGCCTGGGCTTCGCGCTGGGCTGCGGCGAGGACGCGCCGCTCATCACTGGTGTCGGTGACCCATTTCCGGATCACCGTCAGGATGATCGCGGTCAGCCCGACCATGGTGAGGGCGACCCCGCTGAGGGAGTGCGACATCTGGTCGCTGAGGAGCCCATGGATGGTGAGTGAGAGTCCCCCGAGCGCCGCAAGTGCCGCCGTTCCTGTGGCTCGTCTGTCACTCGTGAGATTCATACGCACCCTCGCCTCACATCTGTGCAGCTGTCCCTCCGGGCTCAGCGTGATTGTCAGGGGCGTCGTCTTCCAGACGCTTGAGACGCTCGATGGTTGCGTAGAAAAGCTGGCGTCCCACTTCGTCTCTGATCCCTAGCTGATCGGCTGCTTCCTCCGGCGTGAGGCCAGAGCCTACCTGCGATCGATCCGTTTCGGACAGTGACTGAAGAGATTCAGGTGACAGGAGACCAGCCTCGACAAAGAGAACGCCTGGGTTGAGGCCGACTGCTTCGGCGAGGGGCTCGAAGAAACGGGGCTCGGGGATGGCTGATCCGTTCCACATGCGCCCAACGCTGCTCTCGGTCATGCCTGTGTCTCGCCCGAGTCGGGCTTTGGCTCCGTGGCCGGTGTAGCCGGCGCGTTGGGCGGCTGGCACGACGATGGCGGCGAAGCGCTGTGCGCGTGTGGGGGTCGCATCGGTCATGTCTGGCGACTCTACCTCCCTAGTTAGGGAGTAGCTAGAAAATCCCTCCCGCGCAAGAGTCGCGATCAAGTCACTGACCTGCATTAACACAGCTCACACCAGTATTCGAATGCGCGTTCTAGCAAAAATTCATACCTTGCAGACAGACTCCTCCCTTGCGAGGGAGGGTGTTTTCATGACAGAGTCTCCCTCGTGAGCAAGGAATCGGCTTCCACCAGCGACGACCCCTGCCAACCACTCCACGAAGGAGGTGACTACGTGTACCGCTTGGACATCCCCAAGCTCGTCGAGGCCGCCAAAGCCCACGGAGACGACACCGGCGCCAAGATCTACCGGCGCACCGGAATCGCCGAATCGTCCGTGTACCGGATCCTCAACGGCGAGACGCAGCCTGACTTGAACTCGGCCATGCGCCTCGCCGAGGCATATGACGTTGACCTGCGCACGGTCATCAAGCGGGTCGCCATCGAGGTCGCCGCGTGACCCGCGAGGAGCGCCTCGCGATCCTCGGCCCCGCGACCGTCGCGGCGATCCGTGCCCGCGTGGCACTCGCCCCGGAGCCGACTGACGAACTCGTCGAGGAACTCCGCCGGATCATGACGCACCCCGCAGGCGAGATCCCGGAGTCCCGGCCGGCGCACGACGTCCGGCCTGCGGCCAACGCTGCCTGATCTACCCCATCACGCGCCGAAGGGCCGTCCCGACTTCCCGGCCCGGACGACCCCTCACAAGCGCACCCCACCAACTCAGAAAGTGAGGCGGCCATGACCGCTCAGATTACAGAACCCACCACCTTCCGTGAGGCGCAGGACTTGCGCGAGCGGAACGACTTCTCGTACCGCTTCACCGTCGACCACCAGGAGCTCCCGCAGTCGGGGCACGTCGCTCATGAAGCGCTGCCGGACCGGGTGCTGGTGACGGCGACGGACATGGACGTGATCGGCGAGTGGCTGTACGTGATGAAGGGGTCGGTCACGAAGGTCGATCTCCCGTCGGGCCAGACCGTGTGGACGCTGCGCACGACGACGTGGACGGACTCGGAGAAGTTCCCGGTCGTGCCGGTGTTCGTGACGGTCGTCCAGTCGTCGGACGCGTCGGTCATGCACGAGATCGCCGCGGCGGTGACCCGTTGAACGCGCGGTCGGTGAACTCGGCGGCCGGTGTGGTGCAGGCCGCGATGGAGCAGGGCCGTCGGACGGCGACGGGTATCGCGCTGGCGTTGGAGTCGGCTCAGTTGCTGGTGTCGCCGGAGATGGCGGCCGAGCTGGAGCAGGGCCGCTTGCGTGTGGATGAGGTTGAGCGGAAGTACATCTTCGACACGGCCGAGTTGAAGCGCCGCATCGCCGAGTTGGAGGCGGAGCGGCACACCACGAACGAGGCGCTCGCGGACATCACCCTGGCGGAGAGGTCGGCGGACCGGCTGACTGCGCTGTTCGCGCCGACGCAGGTCCTCCGTGAGGAGCTCGTCGCCGAGGCCGTGACGCCTCGGGTGCAGGCGATGCGGGCGCTGCTGGACGGCCAGCGTGCGGCTGTTGAGGACCCGCACGACGGGCCGCTGCACCACTCGTACCGCGTCGGCCGGGACCTGCCCGAGACGGGCGGTGCCTGATGTACGACACCCACACCCCGGCCGAGTGGCTCGCGTTCCTCTCCCTCGGCCTCTCCCTCACCTCGGCCACCGCGAGCCCGTTCCTGCTCCTCGTCGACGCGGACCACTTCGCGTGGCCGGACCTGCGGCCGCTGCTGGAGTCCCGCACGGCGGACCGGCTGCTCGTCGAGGTGGTCACCGCGAAGGCCGTACTGCGGGATGCCGCGCTGTCGGCGGCCGCGCTCCTCATGCTCCTCACCGCTCCGACGAAGGGCGCACTCCGATGAACCACTCCTCGAAGCCCGGCATGTCGTTCAGCCTCGGCGCCACCCACCTCCACGGGGTCCTCCGCGTCGACCAGATCCGCACCGACGACCTCGTGCAGCTCGTCGCCGGATGGGGCGACGAAGACACCCGAGACGACGTGATCGCCGCCCTCGACGAACTCGCCGCAGTCGTCACCGGGGTGGCCCGCGAAGGCGAGTTGGACGCGGCGATCGAGCAAGTTGAGGACGTCGCGTCGATGGACACCGCGCAGGTCGAGGTGCGGATGTCGGATGTACGCCGGCTGCTGGCCGAGCTGTCCGAGGCGGCCCGGGTGTTGTTCCGGTTCGGGTCGAAGGGCGCGTCGGAGATCCGGCACCCGGCGATGCGGGCGACGCGTGTGCACCTCGCGAAGAGCCCGCTTCCGGAGCAGTCGGATCGGCGGTCGGCATGAGTGCCCGCCGTCAGATCATCGCCGCACTGTCCGAGGACAGCATGGGCGGAATCGCCACCCTGCACGACGTCGCCCACGCGGAGCAGCTGGTCGACGCCTACCGCACCGAGGTACTCGCGGAGGCCAAGACCGAAGTCGTCGCCTGGCTTGTGAAGAAGGCGAGCGAGGGATGCAACACCGGGGCCCTCGCCTCCAAGGTCGACCGCGGCGCCGTCCGGATCTTCCTGGGCACCGGCCACTACCGGGACGCCATGGACGCGCACCGCGTCGAGGTCCTCGCCGAGGCCGCGGACTACGTCGACAACGACGACGAATGCGACTGCGGGGGCTGTGACACCTGCATCCCGCGGAAGTTGGCCGAGGGCCTACGGGCGCTCGCCGGGGAGAAGGCCACCGACGCGCAGTCGGCGACGGCCACTCCCGGGCCCACCGGACGCCTCGCCCAACTCCTCGACGCCATCCGCACCCACCGCGGCGAATGGACCACCAAACGCGTCCAAGACCTCTACCACCTCTCACCACTCTCCCCGCCGAACGCACCCGAAGGACGACTCCGCCACGTCGCCCGCGGCGACCTCCGGGACCTCCACGCATGGGGCCACCTCGTCCTCCACGAGGACACCGGGCGCCGCTTCTACACCCTCGCCACCCGGAAGGACAGCCACTCGTGACCCCGCGCCAGGTCCTCACCGCGACCGCCTGCTACACGATCGCCGCCGCCATCACCTGCGTCACCGCGGCCGCCGCGAGCCTCCCGTTCCACGGGCCGGCCGTGACCGCCGTGTGGATCGCCGTGGCCGCTGTCGTCGCTCTCGCCGCCGTCGTGGTGGCCGATCCGCTCATCTTCCCGACCAGCAAGGACGGCGCCGCGTGACGAACACGACCGTGGCCGGGGCCACCACCGCCCCGGCCGCCAGCCGCCGGGTAACACCGACCGGCCGACTCATCCTCCCCGCCGACGCCGACCGCGCCGACTGGCTCACCGCCCGCCGCTCCGGACTCGGCTCCAGCGACATCGCCGCCGTCCTCGGCATCAGCCGCTACGGCAACGCCCTCTCCGTCTACCACGACAAGACCGGCGGCCTCCCCCTCGAAAGCGACGACAGCGAACCCGCCCTGTGGGGGCGGCTCAACGAAGAGACCGTCGCCCGCGAATGGGCCCGCCGCAACCGCTCCGTCGTATGGCGGGTCGGCCTCGTCCAGAACGTCGACCGGCCCTGGCAGATGTGCACCCTGGACCGCCGCGTCCTGGAATGCCCGCTCGCCGACGGCCGCGAGAAGTGCGCCGTAGAGATCAAGTGCCGCGACAAGATGAAGGCCGGACAGTTCCGCTGCGGCGTCGCCGACGACGTCCTTGTCCAGACGCTGTGGCAGGCCGACGTGTGCGGCTACGACCACATCCACGCCGCAGTCCTGATCGGCGGCAACGACTACCGCCAGTACGTGATCCGCGTCGCCGACCACCAGCAGCTCATCGACGACCTGCGCACGGCCGGGGCGAACGCCTGGCAGCAGATCGAGGCCCGACGCCCTCCGGTGCTCACCGCGGACGCCGACCCGGACGTCCTGCTCGACCTGTACGAGCAGCTCTACCCCAACCGCGCGGGCGCCGTCGACATCACCCGGGACATCGACACACAGGACGCGGTCGCCGACTACCTCGACGCCCACAACGACCTGACCGCCGCCGAGCGCAGGAAGAAAGCAGCGAAGGCCCGCATTCTCTCCGGCCTCGCAGGCGCGGAGTCCGCGACCGTCCTGGACCGCACCTACGTGGCGCTCGATGAGCAGTCCCGCGAGTGGACCGACACCAAGCGCCTCGCCGAGCGCTGGCCCGACGCCTACGCGGACTGCGTCGAGGACCGCGTCTCCCGCCGCCTGAACATTCCCCGCACTGTCCGTGAGGAGCACAACGCATGAGCACGATCGCTGAGCGGGCAGCCGCAGCAGCCGGCCGCCTCGACGACGGCGCGGCCCCGGCCGCCGACCAGGCCCCGGCACCGACGTACACCCCGGCCCCCCTCCAGGACCCCGGCATCGCCGAGCCGGGCCCCGACGGACCGGAGCAGGTACCCGTGTGGGTCGCCTGGTCCCGCGTCATGGGCGAAGTCCGGGGCGTCAACAAGGGCGACTGGTACGGCAAGCCCAACACCAACGGCAGCTACCAGTTCCGCGGCGTCGACTCCGCGCTCAACGCCTTCGGCCCCGCCTGCCGCCTCCACGGCGTCCTCGTCCTCCCGGTGCACGTCGAGACCGCCTACCGGGACGTGAAGACGTCCGGCGGGAAGCCGTCCCGCGAGTGCACCGCCACCGTCACCTACCGGATCATCGGCCCGACCGGCGACAGCATCGAGGTGCAGTCCGCGGGCGAGTCAATGGACTCCGCGGACAAGGGCACCGCGAAGGCGCTGTCCACGGCGCTCCGTTCGCTGCTCTTCCTCGGCGGCCTCGTCCCGACGAACGACGCCGATCCGGACGCGACGAACGTGGAGCGCGGTGAGGCGCCTGTGCGGTCCGCCGTCCAGTACCTCGACGAGATCACCCACCCGCAGACCAGCGCCGGACGCCTGCGGCAGATCCACTACGAGCTCAAGCAGTCTGGCCAGCTCGGCGCACTGCTGACGAACGAGGTCGGTGACGAAGAGCGGGTCGGCGCCATGGTCGTCCGCATCGGCAAGGAGCGCGCCGCAGGAGGTGCCGAGTGACCTGGCACCAGGAGCACATGGCCGCCCTCGACTTCGAGGCGAGCGACAAGGACTCCGACACCGCCCGCATCGTCACCTGCGCCCTGATCCTCGGCGGCGTCGGCCGCACCCCCGACGTCCGCACCTGGCTGATCAACCCCGGAATCCCGATGGAGCCCGGCGCCATTGCGGTGCACAAGATCACTGACGAGTACGCCGCCAAGCACGGCATGCCCGCAGAACAGGGCGTCGGCGAGATCGCGAAGGCCATTGCCGAAGTCGTGGCCAGCGGAGTCCCGCTGGTCGGGCACAACATCGGCGGCTACGACCTCAACCTCCTCGACCGCGAGTGCCGCCGCCACCTCGGCGACAGCCTCGAAGGCGTCTGCCGCCAACCTCTCACCCGGGTCATCGACACGATGGTCCTCGACCGGCAATGCGCACCGTTCCGTAGGCGGATCTCCGAAGACCAGGGCCCGTACCAGATGCGAACCACGGCCGAGACGTACGGCCTGGAGTGGGACGAGGAGCAGGCGCACGGCGCGGAGTACGACGCGTGGATGTCCGCGCGGGCCGCGTACCGGATCGGCGTCATCGCGCACACCCCGTACCGCGACCGGCCCGACTGGGTGCAGGCGTTGCGGCCGAACCGCTTCAACTCAGTACGGGACCTGACCGTCGAGGAGCTGCACGCGCGGCAGGTCGACTGGTACCGGGAGGACGCCGTCCGCTACCAGGCGTGGCTCCGTAACAAGGAGAAGGCGAAGGACAAGTACGACGCGACGGCCGTGATCGACGGTCGCTGGCCGCTGCGCCCGGTCGGCGGTGATCCGTCGTGAACGAGCAGATCACCATCGGAGCGAGCGCGCTCATGGTCAGCCTCGCCGGACTCACCGCCGTGGCCCGCGTGTGGCCCGCCACCGTCCGCGGCCGGCACCGCGCCCCGCTGCTCCGGCCGGTCGAAGCCCTGGTGCAGGTGACGACGCGCTGCCGAGCCGAGGGCCGCGACACGGTCCACGCCCGGACGCGCGTCACGGGCGAGCTCATCTGCCGCAGTTGCGGCCACTTCTCTACGGAGGGACCCAAGTGACTACCGCGCCCACCCTCTTCGACACCACCACCCCGGCCGCACCCGCGGCGGCCGGACTCCAGATCCCCAAAGTCATCGGCCTCGACGTCGCCATGGGCATCTCCGGCATCGCCGGCGAAGGCTGGACCGACTACGTCAAAGCCAAAGGCTCAAGCCAGCACTCCCGCTTCGAGCAGCAACTCGCAGGCATCGCCGACCACACCCGCCACGCAGACTTCGCCGTCATCGAGGGCGCCGCCTACGGGCACAACAACCAGGGCGCCGACGCACTCGCCGCGATGCGGTGGATGGTCCGCCACGACCTGTGGAAGCGGCGTATCCCCTACGCCGTGGTCACCCCCGGACAGCGAATGATCTACGCGGTTGGTACTGCCGCACCCGTCGACCCGGACACCGGCCAGCGCCTCAAGGGCACCGGGCTCAAGGGCATCCTGCGGCAGGCCGTCGCCGACACCTACGGCATCACGACCGAGGGCGACGCGAAGTACGACCAGGCGGACGCCTACATCCTGATGGCGATGGGCCTGCACTGGCTGGGCCACCCGCTGGCTGTGGTGCCGGACACCCACCGGCGGGCGCTGAAGTCGGTGCGGTGGCCGGAGCGCGAGGCGGTGACCGCGCGATGACCCCTCGCATCGGTTCCTTCTGCTCCGGCTACCGCGGCCTCGACATGGCCGTCGAGCAGGTCTTCGGCGGCACCACCGCGTGGGTGTCCGACGTCGACCCCGGCGCGAACAAGATTCTCGCCCACCGCTGGCCGGCCACACCGAACATCGGTGACCTCACCGCCGCCCGGTGGGAGGACGTCGAGCCCGTCGACATCGTGTGCGGCGGCTACCCCTGCCAGCCGTTCTCCACCGCCGGCAAGAGGAAAGGAACGGCTGATGTCCGGCACCTCTGGCCCTTCATTGCCGGTGCCCTTGGGGTACTTCGACCCCGAGTCGCGATCTTTGAAAACGTCGCGAACCACCTTCGGCTCGGCTTCGACACTGTCCTCCGCGACCTTGCCGACCTCGGGTTCGATGTCGAGTGGTGTGTTGTACAAGCGGACGAGGTCGGCGCTCCCCACCAGCGGCGCCGCCTCATCTTCGTCGCCACTGCTGCCGACGCCGCGGACCTCGGACACCAATGGGCCCGGAGCACACGGGAGCGGAGGACTGGACCTGCGGACGGCCGTCTCGCTGCTGCCGACGCCCCGGGCCTCGGACGGGGAGAAGGGCGGCCCGAACCAGCGAGGCTCGAAAGGGGACCTGGCGCTGCCAGCCGTGGCCTACAGGATTGGGGCCGGTTCGCCCCTGCCATCGCGCGGTGGGAAGAAGCGACGGGCCGTCCCGCTCCCTGGGCAACTGACGATCGAAGCAGGCTGAGCCCCGCGTTCGTCGAATGGATGATGGGCCTCCCCGCCGGCCACGTCACCCAGGTGCCCGAACTCACCCGCACCCAGCAGTTGAAGGCCCTCGGCAACGGCGTCGTCCCGCAGCAGGCGGCCGCCGCGATCCGGCTGTTGGCCGCGCGCGCCTTCGATGGGGCGGTGGCGGCATGAGCCAGTACACCGGAGCCGTCCCCAACACCAAGCGCCGCGACCCCGTATGGCAAGACGACGCGGTCTGCCGCAAAGACGACGTCGACAAGGAACTGTTCTTCCCCGACCGCTCCGACAAAAAGGCCATCGCCGAAGCCCGGAAGGTCTGCTGGACCTGCCCCGTCATCCAACGCTGCCTGGAGTACGCGTTCCGCGAGAAGGAAGACCGCGGTACGTGGGGCGGTCTCACCGAGTGGGAACGGCGCGCCAAGCACGGCCGCAGCCGCAAGGACACCGGACGCGGTGCGGGCATTCAGGCACCGGGCCGCCGCAGGGCCGCCGTATGACGGGCCGCATGGAAGTCCGCGACGCGCTGTTCGTCGACCTCGGCGAAGGCCGCGAGATCAAGCACGGCGACCGCCGCGGCCAGATCACGTACACCCGCCAGCCCCGCGCCCGCTTCGAATGCGTGCGCTGCGGCTACGCCTCCCCGACCGTCACCGGCGCCCCGCAAGTCCGCGACTTCGTGGCCAACGAACCCCGAGACCACCGGGCCGTCTGCCCGGCCACCACCCACAGCACCACCAACCGGCAAGGAGCCATCGCCGCATGACCATTCAGCCCGACACCCAGCACGACGACGAGTTCGCCTTCTTCCTCACCCAGCACAGCCGCGGCGAGGCCCACGCACAGATCAGCGGCGAACTCCGCGAACTCCTCACCGCCGTCCAAGAGCACGGCCGCAAGGGCTCCCTCGTCATCAAGGTCAACGTCGAGCCGCCCAAGGGCCACGTCGACGGCCAACCCCTCCTCGTCTCCGTCGAGTCCGAGCTGAAGGCGCCCCGCCCGATCGCCCCGCCGTCCATGTACTTCGTCGACGACGACGGCCGGCCCACCCGCAACGACCCCCGCCAGATCGCCGCGTTCGACGTGCGCGACATCAACACCGCCACCGGCGAGATCAAGGAAATCTGACCATGACCAACACCGACAACGTCCCCGCAATCACCGCGCTCGCGCAGCAGGCCCTCGCCCCCAAGCAGGTTGAGCCCGGCGGGATCTACCTCGTCGCCACCGCCACCGGCCACGTCGAGCGTGTCGACCTCACCGGACCCGAGCACACCGGCACCATCGCCCGGAAGACGGGCAGCACCATCGTCCGTGACGCCGCCTCCTTCCTCACCTACTACGGCAAGCACAAGGACGACGCGAGCGAGGTCTACTCCGACGTCGAGAAGCTGTCCGTCACCGCGGTCCTCGACGCGCACGCCGCGGACGAGCCCGGCTTCGGCGAGCACCGCCTCCAGCTCGCGCTGCGCCGCACCAAGGCCTGGCAGGAGTGGCTCAGCCTCGACGGCCGCCTCGTCGGCCAGGACGAGTTCGCGAACTTCCTGGAGGACCACGTCCCCAACCTCGTCGACCCGGACGCGGCGACGATGCTGGAGATCGCGCAGTCCATCAAGGCCACCACCAAGGCCGAGTTCCAGTCCTCCACCCGGCTCCAGTCCGGCGAGCGGAAGTTCTCGTTCGTCGAGGACACGAAGGCCAGCGCGGGCGCCAAGGGTGACCTCGCAATCCCGGAGACCTTCAAGATCGCCGTGCCGCCGTTCGAGGGCGCCGACGCGTACTCGATGACCGCCCGGTTCAAGTACCGGCTCGGCGGCGGGCAGCTCGCCCTCGGCTTCAAGCTGGAGCAGCCCGAGGAGCGTGCGAAGGCCGCGTTCGCGGACGTCCTCACCGCGATCAGCGAGGGCGTGGACACGCCGATCCTGAACGGGACGCCCGCCTGATGGCCGCCCGGCCGCGGGGCAGCACCCCCCAGCGCTGCCCCGCGTGCCGGGCCCCCGTCATCAAGCAGCTCGTCGGCGAGCGGGCCGCACTCAACGTCACCGCCGACCTCACCCCGCTCACCCCGCAACAGCAGGCCCAACTCGCCGAACCCAACCGGCTCATCTGGTGCCTGCGCACCAACCGGTTCGGCACCCGGCGGCTCCTGTGGCTCGACCCCTGGCACCCGCCCGACTGCCCCCGAGGCGACCACGTCGCAGACCACAGATGCCCGCCCGCCGAACCCACCACCTTGTTCTAAGAGGAGACCGCCTGTGAGCAACGTCCGCCACCTCACGCCAGACCAGGCGGACCAGGACGGCCTCAACCGCACCAGCCCCCACGACGCCGAGGCCGAAAACTGGATGGCCGGCGTCATCATGCACAGCCGCACCGCCTTCCTCGAATGCGCCGAGGTCCTCGACCGGGACGACATCTACCAGCCCGCGGTCCGCCTCATCTGGGACGTCGTCGGCGGCATGGTCGCCGAGCAGAAGCAGCTCCACCCCATCACCGTCCGCGCCGAGATCGAGAAGCACAAGCAGCTCCGCCTCGTCGACGACGGCCGCCTCCTCGACCGCCTCGGCGCCGAGACCATCAGCCCGACGATGGCGCAGGCCTTCGCCGAACGCATCGCCGACGTCGCGAAAATCCGCCGCCACGACGAACACGCCAACCGCGTCAAAGCACAGATCCAGCTCGGCGCCACCGCCGAAGAACTCGACAAGCTCGACACCGACCACCGCCAGTACGAAGAGCGCCGCGCCACCACCGGCCACGGCCCCTCCCACCTCACCGCCGCATTCCTCGACTGGAACCCGTTCTTCGCCACCGACTTCGGCCGCGTCGAGCTCCTGCCCGGCCGCCTCCTCGGCCCGGGCCAGCAGATCACCATCGTCGGCGAGGGCAAGGCCGGCAAGTCGCTGGTCGTCCAGGAGTGGTTGTGGCGCATGGCCACCGGCCAGTCGTTCCTCGGCGACCGCCCGCAGGCCCCCATCCCCCTCCTGTACGTCGACGCGGAGAACGGCCACCAGGACATTCAGGAGCGCTTCCTGTCCTACGGCGGCGGCCCCGGACGCATGGGCCTGATGACCTACGCGAGCTTCCCGCCGATCCGGCCCCTCGACACCGCGGGCGGCGGCGCGGACCTGATGGCCATGGTCAAGGAAGCCGAAGCCCAAGTCGTCTGCCTCGACACCGTCTCCAGATTCATCTCCGGCCCCGAGAACGACGCCGACACCTGGCTGTCCCTCTACCGTCACACCCTGCTCCCCCTGAAGCGCGCCGGCATCGCGTCCGTCCGCCTCGACCACATGGGCAAGGACGGCGAGCGTGGCGCCCGCGGCTCGTCCGCGAAGACGCAGGACGTCGACCACGTGTGGGAGCTCCGCGCGCAGGGCGGCGGCACCCTCGTCCTCAAGCGGACCCACACGCGTACCGGGATCGGCCCGGACGCCTTCGTCCTGGTGCGGCAGTCCCAGAAGGACGGCGACCGCTACCGGCCCGGCTGCACCCGCCACGTCCTCATGGAGTACGACCGCGCGGAGCCCGTCGCGGAGGGCTCGGTGGAGTGGCTCATGGCGCAGATCGACAGCCTTGGCCTGCCGAACGATGCGGGCAACCCGCGCACGATCAAGGCCCTCGCGGCGGCCGGTATCAGGGCCGGAAAAGACAAGATCGCCGACGCGGTCCGGATGCGGAAAAACCGGGACAACTCGGGTTCCCGGGAAGGGTTCCCGGAGACCTTCCCGGAAGACGTTCCCCGGGAACGTTCCCCGGGAACTTCAAAGGGATCGCAAAAACCCCAGGTCAACCATTCCCCGGAAACCCCGCGGGAACCTGCGGAAACCCCCCCTTCCCCCCCTTCCCCCCCTCTACGAGAGGGGAAGGGGGAGGGAAGCCCCGCCGCAGGTGTCACAGACACCCCCCTCTGCACCATCTGCGAGACCCCCATGACCACCGACTGGGCCAACCGCGGATACGACACCCACATCGGCTGCGACCCCGCCACCGGCAGCCACCCCGACCAACCCCACGACGCCGCCTAGGAGACCTCGTGCCCACCCTCGAAGAAATCCGCCAAGCCCAGCGCAACGCCTCCGCACTCATGCTCGCCGCCCTCCGAGCGGACCAGCCCGACGACGACCGAGGAACCGAACTCCTCTCACAGATCAACCACCTCGACCTCATCCCCGTCGTACTGGTCCTCGCCGAACTCGCAGCACGCTCAGCCGAACGCCAACACGGCAGCAGAGAAGCCGCCACGACCGCCCTGGAAGAGCAACTCCTCCACCTCGCCAGCCGCTCCTCCTGAACGGACCCCCGATATGACCATCAACATCCGCCCCCAAGACCTCCCCGAACTCCGAACCGAAGCGTTGCTCTGGCAGGCATCGCACGGCGACAGGCTGATCGTCGGCTGGGCAGACATGGCGGCGGACTACAACGGGGCCAACGTGCCGGAGTTCGCCCGCCAGATGTGGCGCTACGAGATCGAACGCCTCGGCTCCGCTGAGCTCTTCTACGTCACCCGTCCCATGGCGGAGCTGGCGCTTGCCGCGGCAGCGTCATTGCCCTCGTTCCGGATCTCCCCAGCCGACATGCCATCACGCACAGGGCTGGTGGTGTTCGAGGAGGCACTCCCCTTCGGGATCCACTGGGACGACGGCGACGTCAGCGCAACTCGGGCGATGGTCTGGGGAGAGTCCACCAAGATCGTCGCGTCCGGCGGTCTCCTGGTGACGACCTACCTCGACTCGCAGACATTCGCGGAGACCGTGTCCTCTCCCGAAGCAACTGGTTACGGAGGCCCAACCCTCGCCGTCATGCCGGGATCCACGTTCGGCTCTGGCTTCGGGGACGAGGGATGGGACGCCCAAGAGCTGATGGCCACCACTTCGGCGGGCGAACTGCTGCCCGTACTGCTTGCTGTCTGGCTGTTGATGCAGCAGCCCCTGGCCCGTACATCCGAGGTCGAAGTCGACCGCGCAGCCCGCAAGCGGCTTCGCCGGGCCGGCCAGGAACCAAAGCCGGTGCGCGTCATCGAACTCCGACGCCCAAAGTCCTCCGGCGAGCCTGGCGACGGCCAATCGAACTACCACCACCAGTGGATCGTGCGCGGCCACTGGCGTCAGCACTGGCATCCCAAACGCCAAGTCCACCGCCCCGTCTGGATCGCCCCCCACATCAAAGGCCCCGAAGGCGCACCCCTCATCGGCGGCGAAAAGGTCTACGCCCTCAAGCGGTGACCACAGCCAGTCGCCCACCGCCTGACCGCGCACACGCAACCCCCCACACACCGCCCACCAGCCCGCCACCAGCCCCGTCCACTACTGAATGACCGGTCAGTAACACCACCGCCCGTACTGAACAACGAGTCAGGAGCAGCACCCGTGACCAGCCCTCCCGCCTACTACCGAGACGAGCAGGTGACCTTGCTCCTCGGCGACGCCCTCGACCAACTCCGTACCCTGCCGGACGGCTCGGTCGACTGCATCGTCACCAGCCCGCCCTACTACGGGCTCCGCGATTACGGCACGCCTGGCCAATACGGGCTGGAGGAAACGCCGGCGGAGTACGTTGCCACCCTCCGCTCCGTGTTCGCCGAAGCCCGCCGCGTCCTCGCCGACGACGGCACCCTGTGGCTCAACCTCGGCGATTCGACCGTGGCGAAGAACTTGCTCGGCATCCCCTGGTGGACGGCCTTCTCGTTGCAGGACGTCGGCTGGCTGCTGCGTAACGAGATCATCTGGCACAAGAGCAACGGCATGCCCGAGTCTGTTCGTGACCGGCTGTCGTCCAGGCACGAGCAGCTGTTCCTGTTCACCAAGCAGGCCCGCTACGCGTTCGATCTCGACCCGATCCGCGAGCCTGTCAGCGAGGACACCAAGCGGCGCCCCGTCCTCGACTGGGAGACCCGGAAGAACCGCGGCGAGAGCATCCGGCAGGGAGCGGGCGGCGCGTCCGTAGCGGGCGTTCAGCGCGTCGCCGCAAATCCCCTCGGCCGGAACCCGGGCGACGTCTGGTCCATCCCGACGAGGCCCTACCCGGCGGCGCACTTCGCGGTCTTCCCGATCGACCTGCCGATCCGCTGCATCAAGGCCGGCTGCCGACCTGGCGGAACCGTCCTCGACCCGTTCTCCGGGAGCGGCACCACCGGCGCAGCCGCGCGACAGCTCGGCCGGAAGTACGTCGGCATCGACCTGAACCCGGCCTATCACGATCTCGCGAAGGAGCGCTTCGCGCAGGGCGTGCTCGATCTCGATCTGCCCGCATGACCACGAGCACGGCCGCCCCGCGGGACTCGGGGCGGCCGGCCCGGACATCCTCTCGCACGATCAAGGAGCCACACCATGACCGCGTACCGCGCCGTCTTCACGGTGACCGTCGAGACCAAGCCTGACGGCGACTACTACTTCGACCACGCCGACTTCGTCCGCCACGTCGGCCCGTGGATCGAGGGCGGCCTCGACGACCGCGACGACATCCGCACGGTGACGATCACCGAGCAGCCCGCCGACCGGGCCGCCGTCCTGTCCGACACCGAGCGGCAGTTCCTCACCTTCGCCCTCGACCAGGCCGCCGAGGAGATGTCCCTCGGCGACGGGTTCACCGACGAGGACCGGGCCGCGCTGGAGAAGCTGCGCCGCATGGCCGGCGAGGCGCAGCAGCCCGAGACGCAGTCCGTCGACGACGTCTTCGAGCTGCCCGGCCCGGAGGTCGTCGCGTACCGGAACCCGGACCGGCCGTCGGTGCTGCTGTGCCGGGAGCACGGCGACGGCTGGTGGGGACTGACCCCGCTCACCTCCGACGACCTGCCCGACGGCGGGACTTGCACCTACGGAGACCCGGCCGATCCCGGCGACGTGTGCGGCAGGGACGTCCTGATCACCGAGGAGCGCACCTCGTGATCGCTGAGGCCATCGACACCGCGTACACCATCGGCTGGGCCATCGTCGCCTGGACCATCCTCACCGCGGCCGCAGCAACGCTCGCCCTGTACACGCTCCTCGTGACCGCGTGGGCTGTGTGCCGCGCGATATGGCGGGTCGGCCGCGCAGCCTGGCAGGCCGTCACCCGGGGCGCCACGGGCCCGTCGTGGCGACGCGGACGGATACGCGCCCGAATCCACGCACACACCCGCGCCAGGCGCCACAGCGAGCCCACAGAGACCCACGGCTATCGGGAGGCAGCGTGAGCCCCATCCGGCCCGAGAACCGCGGGCGCTACCCCAAGGACTGGAAGGCGATCAGCCTCCGCATCCGAACCGTGCGCGCCGCCGGCCGCTGCGAATGCCTCGGCGAATGCGGTCGCGGCACCCACCCCGGGCGCTGCCCCAACACCAACGGCAGTCCCGCGTACGGCACCGGGTCGAAGGTCGTGCTCACCGTCGCCCACCTCGACCACACCCCCGAGAACGTGGCCGACAGCAACCTCCGCGCGATGTGTCAGGGCTGCCACCTCCACTACGACCGCGACCACCACCGCGAGACCGCGGCCGCCACCCGCCGGGCCGCTGTCGAGGCGGCCGGACAGCTCACCCTCGGCGGTGGCTCGTGAGCCGCGTCGACTGGGGCTGGGTCCTCGGCGTCGCCATCATCTGCTGGCCCTTCGCGTTCTGCGCCCTCCTCGCCATCCGGCGGGGCGGGCGCGCCCTCACCACCCGCATCCGCCGCGAACACCGGAGCAAGCCATGACTGACGCACCCCGCCACTTCCAACTCCACCGCGATCAAGACGTGAGCGGCGTCTCTGGCACTGGCCACGTCGCCGACGGCGTCATCTTCAGCGACGGCCACGCCGCCGTCCACTGGCTCGGCCGCTGGCCCACCACCACCCCCCACCCCGAGGGAATCGTCTCCGTCAAGGGCGTCCACGGGCACGGCGGCGCCACCCGCATCGTCCTCCTCGACAGCCCCGAAGCACGGCTCGGCCGCATCGCCGGTGCGCACGTCCCGGAGCAGTTCCCCGGCGGCCTGGTCAGCGGCCTCTGCGTCGAGTGCGAGCAGCGGTACCCCTGCCCGACCCGCGTGTGGGCCACCACCGACCGGGACCCGCTGGCGACTTGGGACCCGGCCGACGACGAGCCCGAGCCGGAGCAGCCATCGTGACGCAGCCTCCCCTCGACGGCATCGACTGGACCGACCTATGCGACCTCGGAGCCGAACTCATGGCAGCCGAACCCGACCCCAGAGACCGCGACCTCCACGGACAAGGCCTCACCGAGATCCAACTCCACACCATGACCGACGTCCCGATCACCGGGAGCTACCTATGACCAACCACGGCCGCTTCCTCTGCGCCATCTACGCCGCCGTCACCCTCTGGCTCGCCTTCTGCACCATCGCCACCTTCGGCCACGTCCCCCTGTGGACCAGCATCGTCATGGCGGCCGCATCCATCGGCACCATCGTGGCCGGCCTCCGCGAATCCACCCACGCCGACGAACTCCGGTCGCTGCGCGTCGAGCTGGAGCGTGCGGCCCGGCCCGCGGTTGTCCGGCCCGTGATCAGCCAGGCCGAACGGGCGGCCTTCGACGAGCTGGTGGCTGGGCTCGGCATGGACGACGCGACGTGACCGGGCCGAGCCGTACACCCCGGGGCGAGCACACGCCCGCCCCGGGCGCCACCTGGGAGCAGCGCCTCGTCCGCACCGAGCACGTCATCGACGACGACCAACCCGACCCCGCACCGAACCGCGCCACCCGGCGCGCCATGCAGCGCGCAGCACGGAGGAACAAATGACCGACCAGGCCGAGCCCGAAGACACCTGCCGCCCCGTCGAGATCGACGGCGAGACCATCCGCCTTCGGGGTTCCGGCGAGCTCACCGCCGAGGGGCGTGAGGCGCTTACCGTCCTCGTCCAGCTGGCCAAAGCGAAACTCGCCGCCGAACCTCCCCCGATCCGCCAGCAGTTGCGCGCCCACGCCTTCAACGCAGTCGCTCCAGCCCTGCAACGGCATGAGGAATGGCTGCGCCTCACCGTCCGCCGCACCGTTGCTGACGCCGTGCTCGCCGCCATCGAGGAGTTCCTCAACATCGGTGAGGCAGAGGCCTGGTGCAAGACCTGCCGTCGCGTCTGGGACGGCAAGCAGCACCGCTGCGAAGGGAACGCGGAGATCCTCCTCGCCCGAGTGCGCGACGTCGCCAACACCTGGTTCCTCGAAGGCGAACCGGGTCCCACGCGCGCGGCAGGTAAGCACCTGCTGCGCGTCCTCGACGAGCCCACGCCCGGCCCGGCAGCGACCCAAGCGACCAGGCCCGGCCACGTCATCACCATCGAAGGCGACCCGGCCGCCGCGCACGAGGCGATCCGGCAGATGGACGCCGACACGACCAACACGCACACCGGCCTCGTCGTCCAGCCGTACCGCAACGACCGAGGCGAGAACGTCTGGGTGTTCCGCTGCTGGGGCACAGACGACGGCTGCGACGGCTGGCTATCCCTCGACCACTACAGCGAACAGTCCGCCGAGCGGGCCCGCGACCGGCACACCGCCGAGGAACACCCCAACGAGGAGCAGCACTGATGGCCAACGCGCCCACCACCCTTCACCTGAAGGTCGACGTCGACAACACGCACGCCGCGGAACTCGCACCCCGGCTCAAGACCGCCATCCACGACGCCCTCACCGCCGCCGACCGCATGGGTGTAGATGATGCGGCGGGCGCTGCGGCCTACGCAGTGGTGGTGGAGATCTTCCGTGTCCGGCAGGCGACCCCGGCTGAGGTGGCGATCGCCCGCGTCCGATCCCTGCACCACGACTGGGAAGCCGACCCCGGCCACTGCGCCCACTGCACCGGGCCGGACGGCAACCTCGTGCCGTGGCCGTGTCCGACTATCCGCGCGCTCAACGGGCCGCCCGTGGCATCCTGACTGCGGCGGTACGCGCCGCCTGAGCCTCGCGGCCAAGGGTCACAGACTCCGCGTAGAACGCCCGCCCCCGCTCCGAGGCGGGCGTTCGCACGTTCCGGACAGCACGAAGCCCGCCGTTCCCCATACCCCTGGGAACGGTGGGCTTCGGCAGAGTGGGCGCCCCCCCTCGTGCAGCGACCGTACGCCCGCCGGCCGGGTAGCGGAAGATGACGGACAGCACGAAGGCCCCGACCATATGCCGGTCGGGGCCTTCGTCGCGTGCGGGGTGTCAGCCCCAGGCGGTGTCGCTCACGGTGCGGACAGCCTCTCGCGCCGCCGCTTCACTGCTCCGGCGAACAAGCCCGTAGCCTCAAGGAACTCGATCTCGGCCAGCTTCCCAGCCCGCGCAGCGCTCTCCGGGAGTGCTCCCTCCGCGCTCGCTGCCCTCTCTGCGGCCCGAGCTACTCGCCATGACTCCTCCAGAAGTCGCTGGCGGAGCGGCCCCAGTTCCCTCCGCTGTCGAACGGCTTCGGTATCCGGAGTGCGATACGAGGGCGTGCCCATCTGGTTGTACTTGGACTTCTCGACGCCGATCGCCTTCAGTTCCTCGCGGTACGCCGTGCCTCGGTGGCCGAACCACTCCTCGGTACGCCGTGCGACCTCCGGCCACCACGACTTCTTCCGGTGCTCTTTGCACCGCTGCTCCGGGTCGTATGCCGACCCGATGTAGAGGAGATTGTCCTCCGCGTCCCACAGGCGGTACACGGCCGCCTGCCTCGTTGCGTTGCTGACGTCGTTCGGTACAGTCACAGTGCACTGACTCCAATTGGTGCTCTCAGGCCGGGCGGTCTTCCACACCGCTCGGCCTTCTCTCATTCCTCCGACGGCGGCGCGTCCGTCTCCTCCGCGAGGATCTGCCGAACACGGCCGAAGCTGATGTCCAGCTCGGCGGCGATCTGCCGGTAAGTCAAGCCGCCTTGGTGCATCTCGCGCACCGCCTGCTGCCGCTCCCGCCGCACCCGCACCTGCACTTCGCCTAGCAGCTCGGTCAGCTGCTTTGCGCGTGAGGCCGGGGGCTCGTCCGCCGCGAGGGCGTCGATGGCATCGAGCACGCGCTGCACCTCCTCCGCCCGGTCGTCCATGTCCGTTCCTCTCCGGGGTTCGGGAGGCGGATCCTTACGTGCCGTCTTGTGTAGGAAGCCTACACGCGTGTAGCGTGACTACACAACGGCACGGGGGTCCCCCTCCACCGTGATCAACAACAAAGCCCCCGGCCCGGCGCTGCGAACGCCACATGGACCGGGGGCACCCACCTTCAACTCCACGAAGAGGCAGGCATGCCGAAGCCTAGCGACCAAGGCCCTGACCAGCCCAGCCCCACGAGCAACCAGCCCACCTACACCGTCCCCCGCGCGCACCTCATCACCATGGCGGACCGCCTCGACCACGACCCCGAGCAGCCGGCCGACGCCGAGTTCACCGCGGCCGACCGGCGCACCCTCGCCGACGACGTCACCAACGGATTTGCGGCGCTGCTCCTGGAGTTCATCCCCGAGGTCACCGCACCGATCACCCGCGGCGCCTACGCGGCCCGGCTGCGCGAGATCGCGGGTGCCCGATGAGTGAGCAGGACCGGACACCGCGCCCGAACCAGATCCTTGCGCAGCCCGCGACCGTGCAGGCCTGCGCCTCCGACCTCCGCACCCCCGGACAGCAGGCCGCAGCAGCTGGTGCCGCGCGCACCCAGCTCGCTGAGACCCGCATGAACGCGGCAGAAGGGCGCAACTGATGCCGGACACCTTCGGCGGAGAGTGGACCCGCCCCCGCGACACCAAACGCCACAACCGCCAGACCGGCCACTCCCAACGCGAACTCCAAGACCGGGCCAGCTTCGACAACGAATCGTCGACCGGCTGCGGCGCAATGCTCCTGCTCTGCCTCCTCGTCGTCGCCACGGCCCTCGGACTGGTCCTGTCCTGACGACACCGCCCCATCAGACCGCCGTCCCCCGCGACCATCCCCCCGCGGGGGACGGCTTCATCCCACGGAGACCTCAGCTCATGAACACTCGCCACGCCCTCGCCGCCATATGCGCCGCCGCCGTACTCGCCCTCACCGCCTGCACGTCGGCCGGGAGCAGCGACCCCCCCCCCCCCCCCCACCC